TTGTGGATGTAGTGCAATGCTTTGTTGCCATCGTCACTGCCATCTTTTCGTCCTGCACGCATCGAGTATTTAATAATGTTGCCTTTCAGAAACCCTATAAATTCTTCGCGCGTCAACACAGCGGACATGACATTCCAAGGTTGTACTGGCATATCTTTATAGTGCGATCCACCAATTTGCACTGCATCTGCGTTTTCAATCATTGCGTTCCTTTGGTCTAAGTTGTTTTAAGTTACGTCCCGTGACGCGATCAGTCCAACACGAGGCACAAATCCATCGTGCGGAATTCATTTGCACGCCGCCCTCCGGCGGTCGTACTTCTTCACATTTATTACAAAGTTGTAATCTATGTACGGGTTGTTGGCTACCAATGGCCAAATGATTGTTCACAAAATTACTCTTCATCGCCTTCATCCCAAATATCATCTGGCCACACAAGCACAGGCGTCTCAATGCCTAAGTAACCACCTTCGATGTTGAACTCAATATACTCACGTGCTTCTTCGTGCGACATGCCGTCGCGCGTCACGAGAATATCCCTGATTTTTTCTGCGTCGTAAACAAGTACATGAACCACTTGATGGTCTCTGTGAATGTATGCGGGGCCAATGATGGCCTCGTCGTAGTCATTGTACTTAATCATTGACCACTCGCTTTCCTAATTCTTCTAGTGGTTTCCACCCGAAGCGACGCCATACAGATTGCACGTCTGCACCGGCAGTCCATACAAATCTGCGATCGTCTGCAGGTATTTGCGGATAGCAGATTGACTTAACAGGGATACCTTGGTGAATGATTGGTTCTTGCTTCATGATAGTACTCTTTACACAATTGGTTTAAAACATATTGATCCAACTACTTCACCGCGATTAACGATGTCGTAGTGTTTGCCAACGCTTTTAGCGCCGTTACGTGCCATGTCACTTAGTACAACAGTTAGTGAACGTCCCAGTGTGGAAACGTACACGACAAGGTTCTCTTCGTCGACGGACAACCACTCTCGGTCTTGGTCGATGTTGACACCCAGTTCCTCAAAGCCGCGCACGAGTTTCGTCTCGATACGCGTCAAGCGATACTGAATGTCTTTTTCTTTGTTGAAGGATGTGTTCATGTTGTTCTCATAATGCTACGGTAACCCGTGTGCCGAAAGGCTCACGTGGATGGGACTGGCCGATGTCGGCCCAGATGACAGGATAGGTTGGCTCCTCGCATTCGTCCAAGTTGCCCTCCATGTCAGTGAAGAAAATCATGCCGCAGTAACGCTCGTCTGATTTGTCGAGGTGCTCGAACACTGGCTGAAAGCGCGTACCGCCACCGCCCTTGGGATGCAGGGCAAGCATGTCGTCCCGCTCGAACCGCTCGATGTGCGTCACGTGGTAGTCGCAGTAAATAACTTCTACGAATGATGGTTGCAAGTCGTCAACGATCGCCTGAATCTCGGCGGCGATCTGGTTGCATTCCTTGGGCCCCATTGATCCTGATGTATCAAAGCCAATAGCCAAGCCACCGAGTGAGTCAGTGCGAAGCGATGGCAAGTACAAGCCAGAGCCAATGAAGCGACGCGAGGGGCGCGTGTAGGTGTAGTCAGCGGCAGACGATTCAGTCATCATGGAACGAGTCACGTCTTGCCACCGCACATGGGGTTGGCCTACGTTGTCAAGCACACGATCGATCAAGCTAGAGCCCTGACCACATTCCTTGGCCATACGAGCTGCGGCTACAATAGTTGCCTCCATGTCCACACGAGTAGCATCATCTTGAGCATCTTCGAGATCACCCTTGCCATCGAAGCCACCTGCATTGGGTTGGCTTTCCTCATCGCCATCACCATCACCTGAGCCCTTACCGCCTTGTGGCGGTGGCGGGTTTTCTTTGAGCTTGGCGTAGACTTCTTCTGAGGACATGCTCTCACGCACCCATCCTACGTTGACGCCGCCCTTGGGCAGTTGCCATCCACGACTACGTATGTACGCATTGATAAGCGCATCGTTGGCGTAGTTCCACAAACTCGGATCACGGCTCTCACGACGCCACATGTGCATCAGCACAACGTGCACCGCCTCATGCAACACAAGGCCAAACAATTCCTCGTCAGTCAGCGGATCACAGAACGCAGGGTTAAAGCGAACCCACGCGCCATTGGTTCCTGCAGTAGATACCTTGTCAGATATCTCACGCTTGACGCGTGTCATCACAGCGGCAATGAATGATTCACGAAGGCCGAGCTTGCTGTATGCAAGATCGATTCGATCAGATAAGGTTGTCATAATTTTCTCCAGTAAGTAAACAAGTTAATCCCGTGGGATTAGGTCAATTATATTCCAATGCAAACAACGACTCAACAAACACCCGAGCAGTAGTCAAGTCATCAAACGATTGCACATCATCGAACGTGTTGCGTGTCACAACCCAACCACGATCTGCGTCAAGTAGACCAGATACATTGTAGGCAGGGCGAACGAACGCAAACGCATGCTTGACGTGCATCTGCTTGAGTGAGCTAGCCTTCGAACGTTTCTCAACGTAGGCAGTCCAAGCACCCACAGGTGTGTTCTGCCATCGAAGCTCTGGTCGTTTGTCAACCATCATTTCATCGCAAACGCGGCTTGGTTCGCGATAGCCCACTGGGTGAACGCTGAACTCTTAGTGATCGTGCGGTCACGTTTGTGTGCAAGTTTAATCGTAAGTGTCTGTACATCACCGGGCATCTTGGACAAGAACTTCCATGCCTTGTCAAAGTTGGTAGCATCAAGGCGCGTAGCCAATCCCATTGCGACGCAATAGCGTACGTTGAGTTCCTTGGGCACAGGCACGTCCTTGCCTTGCAGAATGTCCTCGATACGTGGCATCGACTCCCACACACGCAAGTGTGTCTCGAAGATCATGGCCGCCTCTTCACCAACGTCACCCTTGATAAGCTCGACGCGATCCTGCACAGGGAGGTCAAGCTCCAGTGTGTGCGACACAGCGAACCATGAGCGAGGTGAGGGGAAGGGACGAATGTCACCAGTGGGCTCGAACTTGTGCAACAAGTCAGGGCGGTCTTGTAACAAGGCCAGAATCTCTGGACGAATGCCACGTGTGATGGCGTGCGATGTGAAGTCGTCGATCGTTGTGTTGACTTCGATGTCACACATGCGGTTCTGTAGTGGTGCGGCTAGGTTGTACGTCACGCCTCGGTCGGTCTTGCGATTGCCTGCGGCAATGACCATCCACTCTGCGGGGATGCCAAAGTCCTCGGGCGTCAGGCACAACTGGTACGCGGCCGCCTGCACTGAGGGCGGTGCTGATGTGATCTCGTCGAGGAACAGAATACCCGCGCCATCTGCGGGCAGAAAGTCAGGGCGTGCCCAGTGTGTGCGGCCATCGACAACGTGCGGGATACCGCGCAAATCAGTGGGCTCCATCTGTGCGAGACGTAGGTCAACTACACCCTGCCAGTTGGATACATGCTCAGACAATAGCTTGCTTGTCTGGAACACAACCTCCGACTTGCCGATACCCGACGGGCCGCGCAAAAAGGTTGTACGTGCTCGTGTGTTGTCGTTGAGGTAACGCTTAACGAGGATGGGGGTAACGTGTGCAATACGCATGATGATTTCCTTTAAGTAAACAAGTTTTTAATCCCACGGGATTAAGGCTCCCGTGTGTGCCTATCTTACTAGGGTTCTGAGTCAAGTGCAAATCAGAACTCGAGCATCTCGTCGATGGACGCAAGCAGTGCAGTTGTCTGCACGTTAACCGCCTTACGTTTCTCGGGGTCGTCGCGCAACTGTTGTGGATGCGGCGTCGTGTCGATGACTGTCTTTGCCAGTGCAAGGATGTTGTCCGGAAGAATGTCAGCGAAGTCATGCAACAAGTTTATCTCTTCGGCAATGTTCTCACACACCGAGTCGCGGAAGATGGGCGATCGAATCTCACCGATACCGGTTCTCTTGTTGATGATCTCACGCTCACCCTTGCCGGTCACATCATGTAAGCGAGCAACCACTTGCTTCAGACGCTCGAGGGGTGCACGCATGATCGCGTTCATCGATTCCTTTGTCGCCTCCTCAACTTGCTGACGCAAGGTGCTGAGCTCTTCCTCTTGCATGGATACGCGGAAGTCACCCATGTCAGTGACGGGGCGGTAGTTGATGCGGAAGCGAAACGATCTGCGTAGGTCAGACAAGTCAGGGTATGCGTTGGGATCAAACAACCCGCCCTGACTATTCTGTGCAAGCATCATGACGTTGCTCCAGTTGTTGAGGAACGCAGTCACCGCCTGATCGAACTCGAGATCGAACTTGGCCATGCGGTCAGCGAACTGCATGAAACGTGAAGAGGGCAACAAGTCCTCGCCTCTGTGCCACGGGTATGTGGTGCTGTCAATGTAGGCACGGGCTTGCGTCTCCACTGCAACGATCGGTTGCACCAGTGACTTGGGGTACAAGTCCTTGCGATACTGCCCTGCACCATGGGCGTTGTTGGCAGACTCGGCATCGGCCGTAGCCTTGCCGTCCTTCTGTGTCATCTGTGGTTTGTTGACAGTGAGGGAAACTAACAGTGCGTGATCTTTAATAGACATAATGTTCTCCAGTTAAAAGGCTAATCCCGTGGGATTAGAGGGCGTCACGAATGACGGTCTTGACGGCTTCTTCGAAGTCACCGCCTGAGAAGTTGGGCTCGAAGTTCTCTAGCTTCTGGTCAACAACGTCGTCGATCTTGGACTCGAAGTCGAAGTCGTTCATTGCGTCCTCAACCTTACTAGTGACCTGATCGTCGATGTAGACAACCGACGCCTCGCGCACAGCTTCCTGTGTTTGGTCATCGTCATTGAGTAGCTCAAGAAGCGATGCTTTTAATGTGTCTGCGTCAAGCGCAAGCACGGCCTGAGTCTCAGCTTTCATTTTGCTGATAACTGCGTCTGCAACGTCCGACACAAGTTTGTCGTACACGCCGCCGAAAATAGATAACAGTTGTGATTGATCCATGATGATCTCCATAAGTAAACAAGTTAATCCCACGGGATTACGGAAAGAACTAAGGGTGTGGGCGATCCCCTAGTCCATGTCATTATTGTAACAGGTTATTGCCCAGTTGTCAAGCTAAGGGCGACCCGCGCAATTTGCTTCGTGATAGTTTGTCTTGATGCTCAGCGTACAAATCTTCGTCAGCGTATACGTGCCACGGGATTGCTCCAGTGTCTTTGGCGTGCTCGAGGATTTCTTTGAGTTGTTCATAGCTCCAACTGGCCACGTGTTTCGGCATGTCCTTAGCTTCAACAATCAAAGCCAATTCTGCACGCATGATGACCATGCGATCTTTGTCAGTCATTCGTTTCATAGTGCTAACTCCAGTTGTCCGGGATGCAATGACTCGCGTCTATCCCATTCCAGTTCTTTGATGGCCTGATTGATCGTGTCGATCTTGTCTTCTTCCAAGTCAGTGTCAAGCGCAAGGCCGCTCTCGTATCCGCCTACGTTGTACTGATGCGTGAAGTCAGGCACGCCATCAACCATGAGTGTTACCTCAAGATGCACCCAATGCCAGTCGTTATCGTACCAACCCTTCAGATACTTGTAGTCCTGCTCCACTGCACGAAGGCGATCCTCGGGCGTAGGTTGCCCCCACTCCCTGCGTGCAACTTCTAGCGACGAGAAGATGTCGTAGTACAACTTGCGTACCTGTCGGCCTGTATTTGTAAACAGTGGTTTCAGCATGCGAAGGCGCGTCTCTTCCTCAAGATCAGGCTCTTCGTCAACGATGTGCTGCTCCATCTGCTCGGCATTCAGCGGGTTCCAATCCATCTCGACAACAACCCCGTGATTGTCTGACCACTCGAGCGGAGAGTCTGTGTCATAGTCCGGTAGCCAACGCACGCGGTACACCTTGCCGCACTTGTGCGTGAACATTTCCTCATGTGTTATATCGTCATAGCTCATGATTGCCCCTTAAACAAATTCAGATTTACGAATGACTTCGACATAGTTGTCGGCGTACAAATAGGTATCGCGCTCACCCGAGCAGTCATGGTCGCATTCCACGTCATCGTTTTCCTCGCCTAACCGCAGGAACACATACCCTCCCCCGTAGTCACTGACAACCAAGTCCATGAGTTTTTCCTGCAGGCTAACCCATGGCGTTGACTCGTACCACTTAACGTCCTCGTAATGCGTACGTATCTGGTATGGAAAGTCCTCATCGTGCAGGTCGATTTTATATTCCCAGTCGTTGTTGATAACGTCTAGCCCTGACTCAATGTCAGCGGCAATGAGCATTGCCTCCAACTTAAACGCTTGGCGTTGCTCGTCAGTATTAAATAGTAAGACATACTTTACGTCTGATCGGTATCCCATAATAGTTCCTTTCTTAATCCCGTGGGATTAGACTACTCTGATAAAAAACAAAATGACTTTTTGCGTCGTGCCGTAGTGGCCGGTGATGTCGTCGTACGCAAACTCTTCACGAGAATCCTCAACCACAGACATGTGGGTATACACCCACAAGTTGTCGTCAGCGTCTCGCCACTGGTCAGTGCTCGAGTCGAACCACTCATCTACAAGAGAATGTTCCTCGTCATTGAGCCCCGTCGAGTCGGCATTGATAAGGTACGGCAAAGCAAACTCACCGATGCTGTATTCAAAGGTTTCATGTATGGTAAAAGTCATTACGGTCTCCAAATAAATAAGTCAAGTAACACAACAATAATCCCAAGCAAGAGCACAACGCGCTCCAGTTTTTCCCATTTGGTCATCATTTTTCAGCCTCAATTCTTTTTATCAAGTCTCGTGCGTGCTGAATGTCATAGAGCACGTCATTCAACCATGATCCATCCTCGATGTAGTTGTGAGCGGATTGCATGAGGTTGTTCAGTGCCTCACCCAACAGTTCTGCTTTTTTGCGATCAGTCATTTAAGTTCTCCGAAAAGGGTATACGTCGCCGTGAAGTTAGTGCCGTCGAGTGTGTCAGCTACACGCAAGGTCTCACTTTCGCGCACATGTGCTTGAATTGCAAGTAATGCGTCAGCTAACCGTTCTTGCCAACCATCGCCCGCATCAAAGCCGATGTTTAAAATCATTTGATTTGTTTCGTTCATTTAATGTTTTCCCTGATATATTCATTAGCTTCGCGCTTGGTGTCAAACGCTAGGCACTCGCCATGCTCATCGATCCACTCAGCCGAGAAGGTCTTGCCGTAGATCGCCCATATGTCACCGGACTTCACCGGTTCCCAGTCGTTGGAGTCAAAGCCCCCATCCTTGCGTATCTCATGCACGAGCTTGAAACACGTATCCCAGTCTGCACCCGTGATCTCTTCCAGTTCTGCAGGGTGGTGATCCTCGAGCAAGTCGATGATTAAGTTTTTGAGTCTGCTCATTTCCGAACCTCCGTCGCAAACTGCATTGCGAAATACCAAACCTCTTTAGCGTCCATGATGGACGTGTAATACTCACCCATCGAGTCGTAGAACTCACGGCTAGACCGGTACTCAGAGTCAGTGGCCATAAATCGCACAACCTCTGAACGCGGGGCTACCGCTACCGCCCTGCAATATGCGTCGACAAACGCAACTTCCTCCAGTGTCAAGTTGCGCAGGTGGTACGGCAATTCCTTGACGGCAATCACAGACTGATTCCAGTGCGAGTCTGAGCCCTCATCGCCAAATTCCAAGGGGCTCATGATGTCACCTCCCATTGTTTTAGCCTCCTCAATACTGGATGCTTCCACAGTGTGTAGTTTGGTCACAACCGAATAGATCGTGAGTTGATAGCTTTTAAGTGTTTTGTCCATGATATTTCCTTTAATCCCGTGGGATTAGTTGTTGGTGTGAAGGGCTACAAAACCGGCCGTTGCTACGCGCATCTGCTTGACGGGGTAGTCGCACACGACAAAGATGAAGTCAAGCACGTCGCGGCATGCGTCCAAGAACTCAGGGTTGTCGTGTGATAAGGCAATGACTGAACTGGGGTTAACGTCCTGCGACACGTTGCGAATGCAACTCTCAAGGTGAGCCCGAGCATCGTATAAAAGTGCAAACCTCGTTGCATCATGCAACCGAGGGCGAGTCGCGGCCTCTTCCAGACTGTTCATAGCATGGTCGTAATCCATGCCATATTGGCAAGCCTCGGCACGATGTGGTTTAGTCAGCGCGTTGAAATGACTGCGGGATTTGTCAGTCCACCTTTGCCGTGTGCGGTAACCCTGCTCGAAACACCCAGTGCGGTAAACTTTCTTGACGGCAACTTCATAGGGCACGCCTGCATCCTTTTGTTGCTCCAAAAAAGCATTGAAGTACAAAGACTTGTGTTGCTTGGTTGTTGGTGAGAATGCGCTTACGTGCATCCATAGCTCCACGTTGTTTGTGTGGTTGTTGTGTACTAACTGAGCAACTTCTGTGGTGTATGAATAGCCGATGGCTAACACGTCGAAGTGCCCGTCAGATTCTAGGTTGATTGACGTTTGTTGGGAAAGTGTCGGGTTGCGTGCAGACATATTAGTGCCTACACCAAGTGAGCGCATTTCAGTGCCGACGAGTTTCTTAGCCGCAGACGCAAAGCGTGCGGCAACATGTGCATTTGTTGTCATGATGATCTCCAGTGATACGTAAATAAGTGAGGGAGTTAATCCCGCGGGATTAGTGCGGGACGTTTATCGCATCGATTTGCTTGAGGGCTTTTCGACTTGATGGGTACATTGTACCACGTAAATGTGTTGTTGTCAACTCAAGGGGTAGATAAATTAGTCCCATACAACAACACATTTGGATGTTGGTTAGTTCGGGCAATTAGTCAGCCCAATAGATGGGTTAGTTGGGAAATTAGTCAGACTAAAAATTGTAAGTCATTGATTTTGCTCACTTTAGTCAATTAGTTGGGTTTTCAGGCTAGAGAGTAAATAGTTTGGGGGGTTGCATACGTTACACGCCGAAACACTTGAACAGGCTACAGGAATTTACCTTTTGCTCTCTAATACTACTAACTATTAACTAATTAACTAATTTATATATATATATGCCAGTCCCCAGTGCCCGCTACCCGAAAAAAGCCTTTAGAATCAACAACTTAGCTCATCCATACAACATACGTACAATTAAACAAGCAAACTAATTTAGATTTGTAAGTTTCGTGTAATCTAAAAAAGCGTTCACTTACGTCGCAACCCGCATGGTTAAAGGAAAGTTGTCAATCTACAACACTCTAAGTAATCCCACGGGATTAAATTCGTCATGCATACGACATGCGTACCGCGTACATCGTCGCATACTGGGCCGCGCGTGATAGTAGTTTTTAGTGCATGGCACGATGTGATAGTAGTGATAGTTTCGGCCAAAAAATTTGGACGAAAAAAACCCCCTTGCGGGGGTTTGGCCGGTGAACCGGTTGGTTTAGGTCGCGGAGCCCTTGACCACTTTACCCTTGGCCGCTTTGTTGACGCTATAGCCTAGGGTTATCATGTGCGCGACAATGCGCGGGTGAAAAACCGCATCTTTGAAATAAACGTCCATATCATCTAACCATGCGGAAAATTTGTCCGTCTCTGTTTTGACCATATCAGGCGCGGGCGCGGCCGTTGGTGTTTTGGCCACTGTGGTTTTGCGGCCGCCTCCGGTTTTGCGGCCGATCCCGTGCACTTCGCGAACTTGCTTGGCCGCGTCTCGCATTGCATGCTTGGGCATGTTGACCGCCTCGGCCGCCGTTGACGGCGTGTCCACTTTTTTCCCGTCTTTGCCAATGGTGTTCACCATAACGGGGCACTGGGCGGCCGCGTGCAAAGTGAGGGCATCTACAAATAATGCTTTGACGTTATGACCGGCCGCTGTGAAATCGGCCGCGTAAAGTGACACTACACCCGCGATCCGGTCACCCATTGGTTTTGTCGCGTCAAGTTGACCGGCCGCTTTTTGGGCGGCTTCTTTGCACTTGGTCAACATGCTTTGGGCGGCTTGACCGGCTTCGTTGATCAACGTGCCAATGGCCGCGTCGCGTGTTGCCACTGTAACAGTGGCGGCTTTGATTGCTTTGCTCATGTGAGCTCCTTAGTAAACAAGTAACCTAGAAAACCCCTAGGCGGGCATGCCTCACTTGGCATACGTCAAGTATACCACAACTTGCTCATAAGGCGCAACTAATCCCATGGGATTTGTGGTCGCGGGTGATAGTAGTTAGGGGTACATACGTCGTCCGTCATCCGTCGTGCGTCACTCATCGCATACTGAAATGTTAGTGGATACTAACTTAGCTATCTTGTCAAGTGGAAAATGTGATAGTAGTGATAGTTTTGGGACGAAAAAAAGCCCGCGAATGCGGGCCCGGCTTCAGAAGAAGAGAACGTCAAAATAATGTAGTGCTAGCGCGGTGAGCGCGAGGCCCACCGCGATTGCGCTCAGAATATCAAGAGCAAACGATTTCATAAACCGCGGTCTCTTCAAGCTTTATGCCGGTCTGAACCTTTTTGCAAGATTCTGAACCGTCTGCAATATTTGCTTCGACTCGAATTGTGACGTCTACTGAACCGATTTTCGCCGTGTGACGAAAAACGCGGGAGGCAACAAACTCTAGCGCATAATCGAATGTGCTATCGCACTCGAAACCGTACGTGCCGATCGCTTCGAGCAAAGCAGGAACTGCGCCGTCTTTCAGCGATGTTACTGTGTCTTCAATTGACACATTCAATTCATTGCGATAATTACCGTCCCATTTCAGGTAAGTTGTAGGACGCGCATAAAAATGCTTTGCAAATCCGATTTGCTGGGCGTTTTCAATTATCGCGTTGACGACGGCGTACGCGGCAATAAACTCTTTAGATTGTGACTCGAGCTCTTTCACATCATTGCGAGCTTGTGCGAGTGACTCGCGCTTGTCAGAGATAGCGCGTGCGAATGTGACGGGTTTTGCAATTCTAGCCATGATAATTTCCTTGAGTAAATAAGTTAATGTTTGTTTTGGTCTCTTTCGCCCATGTGTTTATTATACGGGTTTTTGGGGTTTAATTCTGGTTTGACCCTTAATTTTGGAGCCTGCGCGTGATAGTAGGCTACCCCCTAGGGGCCCCCCATACCCCACCCACCCCATGGGTGTGTATATCCGTCACTCTCAGAACAAGGTCAATTTTTTGATGTCTATTACGCACACAACATCTCTACAATTTAAAATATCTTACCCCCCAAGCCCCCTCTTGACAACCCAAAATTTTTCAGCTAATTTTCTATAGACACTGTTTAAAAAACCATGGTACATTCCGCCCATGAACAATTCCATCAATGCCGATCAGGTGTTGCGCGAACTTGCACTTGCTGTTGCTAGAAATACCGTGGGGGCTGCACGCCCTATTGCGGAGATTCTTGCGGGTGAAGGCTTGACGCAATCAGAATACGATGCTATCTCTGCGAATCCACAGTTCAAGAGGTATGTAGACAGCTATACCAAGGAAATGCAGGAGAGTGGCTTCTCATTTGCTGCTAAGTCCCGTATTCTTGCAGAGGATTTGCTGCCTACGGCGTACCATATGGTGCGAGACCCCGACACACCAGCGGCTGTTAGGGCAAAAATCATCGAAAACTTCGTCGAATGGGGTGATTTGAAGCCTAAAAACAGTGCAATTTCGACTGCTGGCCCGGGTTTTTCAATCACAATTAACATCCCAAGCACTGCAAATTCAGCTAAACAGACCCTTGTTTTAGAGGCTGAAACCCCTGAAATTGACGTAAAAACGCTAAAAATTGCCGAATACGCCCCGATTTTGCTGGTCGAAGACGAAAACTATGAGTACGCAGGGGATGACTACTTATGAGTGTTAACTACACCCCAGTACAGTCTGTAACCCCATACCTTCTCTCTGATAAGTTTCAGTCATTCATCGTAGGGCCAGTTGGTTCGACAAAGACCACGGCATCCTTGATGAAGATTCCCATTGAGGCTCGCAAGGTCGCAGCATGCGCGGATGGTATCCGCCGCTCTCGGTGTGCAGTGGTTCGTAACACTCGCCAGATGTTGCTTGACTCGACCATTAAAGATTTTCTTGGCTTGTTTCCCGAGGGGCAGGCGGGCACCTACCACAGAACAGAACTTCGCTTTACGCTACGCTTTGACGACGTGGAATGCGACGTGTTGTTCCGAGGTTTAGACGATGCCAACGACGTGCGTCGCCTTTTGTCATTACAGCTTTCGTTTGCCATGGTGGACGAGGTGCGTGAGATAAACTCAGACGTGTTCGACGCGCTAACTGGTCGTCTAGGTAGATACCCCAACGGTATGATGGTGCCGCACCGCACCCAGTGGGGGGTGGATGATAAGGGTAATCCCGTACAGGGATGTGTGGATGACAACGGCGTGCAACAAAAGAAAGTCTGGGGCGCGACCAACCCACCGGATATGGACGCACACTGGGAGCAGTATCTCACCAACGCCGACCCTGACAAAGTTCATGTGACCGTACAGCCCTCGGGCTTGTCCGACGAGGCAGACTGGGTACAGCACTTGCCGTCTCACTACTACGAGGACTTGTGCGAGGGTAAGAGCGAGGATTGGATAGATGTGTACGTGCACGGTAAGTGGGGCAGGTCTCTGTCGGGCACACCGGTTTATCAGAGGACGTTCACACAAGACTTCCACGTGGCCAAGGAACACATCAAGCCCATACAGAACATGGACTACCCCATCACCATAGGGATTGACTTTGGCCGCACGCCAGCGGCAGTGTTTATGCAGCGTGATCCGCGTGGGCGCGTGTTGGTGCTCTCCGAGCTGACCAGTGAGAACATGGGCATAGAGACGTTTATATCCACGCGCCTGCAGCCGCATATTGGCAACACCTACCCCGGGTATCAGTTCATCGCAGCGCCTGACCCCGCAGGATTTATGAAGCAGCAGCTAAACGAGATGACGCTTGTAGACGCGCTTAAGAACGCAGGTTTTAAATGCGTTAAGCCGCCGTCCAACAAGCCAGACCTTCGCATACAGGCAGTCGAGAGACTGCTGACTCAGCAGCTTGACGGCAAGGCGATGTTTCTCGTATCGCCTGAGTGCACGTCGCTCATAAAAGGTTTTCGTTCTGGCTATCGGTACAAAGTTAAGAAGAACGGGGAGTTGGAAGACAGCCCTGATAAGAACGAGTCGAGCCACGTGCATGACGCACTGCAGTATGGCGCGTCAGTGATCGACATGAACATCAGAGGGTTCGGGCTTGAGGTGAAGCGAAGAGAAATTAAGAAAGTTAAATACGCATACACTTGACCACTTGACAGTGGGCGGTACAATGCGGTAACTCTTGGAGACAACCATGTCTTTTTTCTATCCGTCAATTACATCTGAACGACGTTACGAAGATTTTGCCCTACAGGTTTCTCGTGGGCAGATTCCCGGCCACCGGAGCGTAACTGTTTTTGGTTTTAACGGTGACGTTGATCAAGCTGAAGTCACTGTTTGGCCGTACACGGGCCTTATGACGCACCCAGCGGAGGCTATACCCATGAAGGTTAGCTCAGCCAACGCTGCCGATACAAGCGCTGGTACTGGGGCTCGCACCGTCCTAATCGAAGGATTGGATGCTGGTTTCAACGAAATTTCTGAGGTAGTTACTCTGAACGGCCAGACAGCCGTAACGACTACTAAGAGTTTTCTGCGGATTAACTACGCTACCGTTGCAACCGTCGGGTCAGCAAAAACCGCAGCAGGTAATATTTATATCGGGACAGGCACCGTTACAGCTGGTGTTCCAGCTACTGTGTACAACCTTATAAAATTCAACTACAACGACACAGTGACTGGGCACTACACAGTCCCCGCCGGGTACACAGGATATTTGATGCAGGGTATGTTTACTGCGGGTCAGGCCACCGGGTCTACGTCCATTGAAGGTCGTTTGGTATCATCCACTGCCGACGGCATACGCCGCACTACTGCAATAATTACGCTTAACAACGGCACAGCTGATTACGCGTTCGAGTACCCACTCCCAATACCAGAAAAGACTGATATTGAAGCGACTGCCATAGGAAGTGCGAACAACAATTCTTGTTCCTCAATGTTTGTAATTTTGCTCATTGCGGGACCAAACGCATCCGCTCCCGGTACTCCTTGGAATTAATATATGGCTTCAGGCATCGCACTCATTCCAGTAGCTCGTTCCCGCGATTTGGAGCGGGAATCTCAGAAACGCAACACAGAGATGCAGGCTACACCCGTTATTCAGGGGTTGGCTTCGCACGTACGCAGTCGTTGGGATAGCTCACGCACAGCTAAAAGGGATTTAGAAGAGCGCATGCTTCAGTGTTTGCGTCAGCGCAACGGAGAGTACGACCCTGATAAGTTGCAAGAGATTACCGAGCAGGGTGGCTCAGACATTTACATTAACTTGACCTCTGTAAAATGCCGCGCTGCTACCAGTTGGCTGCGTGATACGTTGTTGGGTACGGGGATGGACAAACCGTGGTCTATCGCGGGGACACCAAATCCTACAATGCCGCCAGAGATTCTCGAAGAACTTAAAGCGCGTTTGGCCAATGAGTTAATGGTTCACATGCAGCAAGGCGGACAACAGCCTACACCATCAGAGCTTCGCGCCATGGCGCTGCAGATGAAAGACGAAGCTGATCGCGAGTTGCGTGAAGAGTCTGAAGACCGCGTTTCTCGCATGGAACGCAAAATGGAAGACCAGTTGCAAGAAGGCGGCTGGCACAAAGCGTTTAATGAGTTTCTCGACGACATCGTTACGTTTCCGTACGCCGTGATGAAGGGCCCGATTAAACGCAAACGCAAAACTCTCGAGTGGAAAAATAACGAACTTGTCCCTGTTGAAGAAATTCGTAATGAGTGGGAACGCGTTGATCCCTTTATGTTGTATTGGGCCCCGTGGTCATGGGAGCTAGGCGACGGTTATGTGATCGAGCGTCACCGCATGACGGCTGATGATTTACAAACATTGATTGATGTTCCCGGTTACAACAACGATGCAATTCGCACTGTGCTCAACGACTTTGGCACCATGGGGATGAAGCAATGGCTTTGGACTGATTCTTCAAAAGCGCAGGCGGAAGGCAAGTACGTTACCGAAGCTATTATTTCGGGCGACCTAGTTGACGCTTTGCAATTGTGGGATTCTGTAAAGGGCAGCTTGCTTATCGAGTGGGGCTTGACAGAAAAAGAGATTCCTGATCCAGCGCTTAACTACCCTTGCGAAGTATGGTTGATTGGCAATGTCGTTATTCGTGCGGTGTTAAATTATGACCCACTAGGACGTAAGCCGTACTACCTCACAAGCTACGAGAATCTTCCCGGTTCTGTAGATGGTAAAGGTGTGACTGACTTATGCCGTGACTCGCAAGCTATGGTTAACTCCTCTGCTCGCTCACTTGCAAATAACATGGGTATCTCCTCTGGCCCGCAGGTCGGTGTGAACATTTCACGCTTGCCACCCGGTGAAGACATTACCGACATGCACCCGTGGAAAATATGGCAGTTCTCACAGTCTGACTACGGTGACAATTCGCCCCCCATTACGTTCTTCCAACCAAACAGCAACGCTAATGAGTTGATGGCCGTGTTTGAAAAGTTCTCCGCTCGCGCAGATGAGGACACAATGATCCCTCGCTACATGACTGGTGAGAACACACCCGGCGCAGGACGTACGTCATCTGGTTTGTCCATGTTGATTTCTAACGCTGGTAAGGGCATTAAGCAAGTTATCAGTAATATTGATAAGAACGTTATTACGCCTGCCATTGAGCGTTTGTACCAAGACAACTTGCGTTATAGCAAAGACCCCGATTTGATTGGCGACGTCAACATTGTTGCGACTGGTGCATCTAGCTTAGTTGTAAAAGAAGCCGAAGCAGTTCGCCGCAACGAGTTCTTGCAGCTAGTTTTAAATAGCCCTGTTGCACAGCAAATTGTTGGTATGAATGGCACTGCTGAATTGCTTCGCGATTCTGCAAAAAATCTAAGCGGCAATGTGGATCGAATTGTGCCCGACCGCCAAGAGCTATCAGTTGTTCAGCAGCAACAACAAACTATTGCTCAGTTACAAGAACAATTAGCTATGATTATGGGTGAGATGCAAAATGCAGGTGCAGCGCCCGGTATGACGCAAGGTGCAGCCCCAAAAAACATGCTTCCAGACGGTAGCCAAGTCGGTGGACGTGAAGGCAATATGATGTCTCCGAGACCAAATGGAATTTAAATGCTTGACTGTGCAAATAGTCAGTGGTATAAAATACGCAAATGAAGATTTTTATAGGCCAAAAGCCTGACCCACAGCACATGCAAGCGCTTCAGCGCTGCAGGCTGGATGATAGTAGTGCTCTGTTGGACTTGTTCCGCAAAAGTCTTGAGGATACAAAAACCTCTCTGATTTCTGCCGACGATCCCATACGAATACACCGCCTTCAAGGTCGCGCAGAGGTCTTATCAGATTTTCTCGAGGCGGTTGAAAAAGCGCACGAGATTTTCGACCGGGTCAAATGACCCGATTTTTGTAGTCCTAGCAAACCATTATGTTGGACGGCACACCGGTAACCCCGACGCCTGAAACGCAGAGTTGGCGCTTTAAAGGAAATTTAAAATGGCATTGCCGAAACAAGTAGAAGCTCAATTACGTGAACTGGAACAGATCGAAAAACAAATAGCTGAGAGTCAAAATACAGCGCCTTCGAACCCGGAGCCGCAAACGACAGAAGACCCTCCAGCTGATACTTCGACACCTGAACCCGCCGTTGCGGAGCAAAAACCTGTTGAAACAAAGCCAGAACCGACAGAACCAGCTATAGCTGAAGAAACATGGCAGAGCCGCTATATTGCCCTAAAAGGCAAATATGACGCCGAAGTGCCACGCTTACACGCCGACGTGCGAGAGTTTAAGGGCCAATTGGATAGTCTCCGAAAGGCCGCAGAAATCAAGCCAGTCGAGACGAAGAAGCCTGCAGTTGCTGAGAAGTTGGTTACGGATGCTGATGTTCAAGCATTTGGTGAGGACTTAATTGAAGTCCAACGCAAGGTTGCCCGCGAAGTGGCAGCAGAGTTTCGAGGTGAGCTCGATGCTATGAAAGCTGAGAATGAGAAACTGCGCGAGCAGTTGACCACGACCGGTACTCAGGTATCTGAAGCAAGTTTTGAGCAACGTCTGTACCGTATGGTTCCAGACTTTCAGGAAGTTAACGCCGACTCACGTTGGGTTGATTGGCTGAACGAGGTTGATCCTCTGCTCCGAGCGCCAAGAAAATCTGTTGCGCAAGATGCGTTTAACCGAGGCGATGCTGAAGCTGTTGCGCACTACATCGGGATGTTTAAATCAAACCTCTCCCCTGCAGTACAAAACAACGACAAGGCCGCTGAACTTGAAAAACAAATCCAGCCGAAACGATCTGCTACTAACAGTGCCAACGTTTCGCAGCAAGCTCAAACATATACTGATGCGCAAATTCATCAGATGTTTTTGAAATCTGCGGACTACAGTGCTAAAGGTCGGATTGAAGAAGCAACAAAACTTGAAGCTGAAATTGACGCAGCTTACAGAGAAGGACGCGTTCGAGCGTAATCTCTTGCGGCAGCGTTAAACCCAACCTGTTATTTTTAAGGAGGCCAAAATGGCTGCTGTATATCCCGTCCAAGCTCCGTTTAATACGAGCACATCGTATTCCGGTGCATTTATCCCCACATTGTGGTCTGGCAAATTGCTGGCCAAGTTCTACCAAAACACCATGTTGTCCGAAATCGCTAACACCGATTACGAAGGTGAATTGAAGAACCAAGGTGATACCATTCGTATTCGTTTGGCTCCCACAATTACTATTTCTGACTACACTGTTGGCCAGAATTTGTCCTACGAAGTCCCCACTCCTATCTTCCAAGATATGCAAGTGAACAAGGGTAAGTACTTTGGCGTGCAAGTCAATGACGTGTTGTCTTACCAAGCCGACATGAACTTGATGAACATGTTCACAGAAGACGCCGCCAAACAGTTGAAAATTCAGATCGAAAACGAAGTGTTTTTTAACAGCTTCGTGACTGAAGGCCCTGCTGCGGCTAACATTGGTGCTACTGCTGGTGCTATCTCTGCCGCCTATAACTTGGGTACAGACGTAACTCCTATCGACCAAGCTACTCCTGAAAACGTGTTGAAGGCTATCCTTCGCATGTCTACAGTGCTTGACGAGCAGAACGTTCCTGAAGACAACCGTTGGTTGATTATTAGTCCTTTTGACCGCCAGTTGTTAATGCAATCTAGCATTGCTCAAGCGTACTTCACAGGCGACCAGTCTAGTGTTATCCGCACAGGCAAAATCGGCATGTTGGATCGTTTCTCTGTTTACGTGTCTAACTTGCTCCCCCGTGGTGCTGCCGGTAAAGCCTTGGTTTCTGGCTTAACTGACACTTCTACTGGCGGTTCTGTAGCTAGCGCTAAAGCTCGTCGCACAATGATCGCTGGCACAAAAGCAGCAACATCATTTGCTATGACTGTTAACAAGACAGAACCCCTGCGTAACCAGACTGACTTCGGCGATATCGTCCGTGGTTTGGCTGTTTATGGCCGTAAGGTTGTTAAGCCACAAGCTTTGGTTGTTGCCCAAGTTGGTTCTGCCAGCTAATTAATTGGGGGCTTCGGCCCCCATTTTTAACTTTTATTTTTGGAGATCAATATGTCTACTCAATTTTCTCGTAGTATTGGCGGTTACGCCACAGCTACTGCTGGGACAACCCAGACTCAAGCTGGCGCTACTGCGCTAACCGGTGCTGTTAATTTCGTCACCACTGGCACTGCCAGCGACGGCGTTATGTTGCCTGCTGAGCGCCCTGTTGGCGATGTGGTCTACATTGTTAATAGCTCTGCTGCTTCACTGAACGTGTACGCAGCAACTGGCGGCAAAATTAACAACGGTTCTGCTAATGCTGCTAAAGCCTTGGCTGCTAACATGTCTGGTGCTTACATTAGCCTAGGCAGTGAAAACTGGGGCGCTGTTCTCAGCGCCTAATCGGTGGTATAAACTAAGAGGGCTTCGGCCCTCTTTTTTACTTTGGAGAACCAAATGACTGTATTTGATTTAATGGAACGTCTTGGCGGTGAAATTTTAATGAACCGCATTCGTGTAATGATTGACGGTAAAATTGTTGTTGTGGCTGTGCTAAACGACCAAGAGTGGGAATACACAGAAGATGGACAAGCTTTGTACAACGAGCATTCCAACCTTGCTGCAGATGAAGCAGCAAACAAAACAACAAAGACTCGCAAAAAAGAAGCTGTGGTAGTAGAATCTGTGCAAGCGCCGGACGATATCGCCATTGAAATCGAGCCAACGCCCGAACAGTAAGGTAATCCATGAAAGCTCTAAGCGCGTTTTATCCTCGTATCCTGCCTTATTTACCCGGATGCCCTGAGCCTCTGGCGGCGCAGGTTTTGGTAAACGCGGCTATAGATTTTTGTGATGCATCACTAGTTTTACGACAAAATCTTGATACGTTTAACACCGTTGTTGGACGTGTTCAATATGATTTAGACCCACCTAGCGCCCAACACACAATTAGTCGTGTAATGGGCGTTACGTTGGACGGGAAAGAATTGGTAGCGGGCATGACAGAATCTCTTCGCGGAGATATGCCAACTGCGCCTGCTAAACCTCGTGGTTTTTACACCGACAGAACAGACTCTGTTTTGACTTTGATGTTGTCGCCTCCGCCTGATGAGGTGTACTCTGTTCTTGTCAATGTTGCGTTGAGTCCGGCGAGAACGGCTACACAACTCGACGATGATTTGTATAACACTTGGATCAATCCCATCGTGGCTAGCGCCATTGCTCAAGCAATGCAGATTCCGGGTCAGCCTTTTAGTAATCCTGCACAAGCGCAAGCGTTGTTAAATTCTGCGTCTCGGCAGACTACTGCTTCGCGTATTGATAGCAACTACGGTTTTGTTCGTGGTTCTATGCGCGTGCGTTCACGTCCGTTTGCGTGAGGTAAACATGACTACCACTGCACAATCCGTTATCCGCCGCGTTGTAGATACGCTTCAAGACCCGACCGCTACGCGGTGGGCAACGGCGGAACTTGTTCGTTATCTAAACGACGGACAAAATGAAATGCTTATTTATCGTCCAGATGCATTTGCAACATCTGTGACTTTGACACTGGTTGCCGGTGCAAAACAAACTGTACCGTCTACTGCAGCAAAACTTCTTGACGTGGTTCGCAACTCAGCGGAAACCAGTACTAAGAAAGCTGTTCGCATTGTTAATCGTCAACTTCTTGATTCGCAGTACCCAGATTGGCATGTTGCTACAGCGACTGTAAACACTGTGCACTACATGTATGATCCAATTGATCCTCGGGTCTTTTACGTCTATCCACCTGCTACCACTTTGGCAAGACTAGATGTGGTGCTGGCTAACTACCCAACAGCGGTAGCAGAACCTGCTGCAGCGACAACGTTTACGTCCGTTACAGGCAACATAAGTGTTCCTGATATACTGGCTACCGCCTTGATGGACTACATTGCGTATAGAGCGTTTAACAAGGACGCAGAGTACGCAAATAACGCCACTCGAGCGCAGACGCATTACGCGCTATTTACAAACGCTCTCAATACAGATTACAAAGGCACGACAGGTGTTGTTCCAAGTCCGTTAGGTGCACCTATTCACGGCTCTGTTGCTTAAGGATTAATTATGGCTGAAAAAATTAAACTTATTCAAGGTGACGTAAATCGCCCACAAATACAAGCGACGCTGACTGATGAAAATACAGACGCTATTATTGACATTACCGGCGCTACGGCAGTTATGAAGTTTCGCCAAGTGGGTGCAACTACCCTGCAAGACACCATTACCGGATTTATCGCTACTGGTACGGATGGCGTTATTGTTTTTCCCATGTCTGCAACGGCTATGTCAGGAAGCGCAGGCGATTACGAAGGCGAAATTCAAGTTACCTTCTCTAATGGCGGTATCCAAACAGTTTACGACCTGTTAAAATTTAAAATGCGCGAGGACTTTTAATGCGCTCAGTTTATCAGTACGTACAGCTTGTCGCAACTACTGCCTCGGGCGGTATGAGTGCTGCTGTAAGTTATGTACTGTTAAAAGCAGCAGCTATTTCAGGGTACTTTGTAGACTTTGTTGATCTTTTTGACACCGCTAACGCAACCGATTCCGCCGCAAAAACATTTGGTAAAAGCCTTACTGAATCCGCACAAGCTAGCGAAGCATTAGTTAAAAGCTACGGCAAGGCGGTTAGTGATACGGGTATTGCCTCAGATGCAAATATTAAAACCTTTGACAAAGCGGCAGCAGATACCGCGGTTAGCAGCGATGTAAACACTAAAACATTCCAAAAGACTTTGGCTGATACCGCCTATGTCACCGACGACGTAAACGGAGTAGCAGCGGACGACGATCAAACTATTCAAGTCTTTAAAGTGCTATCTGATCTGGCCGTACCAAGCGAAACGCTTGTTCGTACCGTGGATTACAGCAGGGCATTTACTGATTCTGCTATAAACTCAGACATTGCGGCTAAGACGTTTATTAAGAGCCTGACAGATTCTGTTACAGTTTCTGACAGCACTGCTATTACAAGTCTAAAACCCACCGCGGATGCTTCAAATGTTACCGATAGTGCAGCCCTTGGTTTTGATAAAGCGGCAGCAGATACAGCGACGGGCTCTGATACCGCGTTTAGAGATTTTATTAAGGGGCTGGCAGAAGCGCCAACCGCAACAGATTCCGCTGCTAAAACTGCTGGAAAAACTCTTATTGACTCGACTAGTGCATCAGATGCTGGTACAGTAATAAGCCAAGGATACTGCGATATCACGTATTTCGCAGAAGACTACGTAGGAACGAGTGTCACTTTTTAAGGAACCACCATGAACACAAATGAAAAAATTGTCGCTACGGGCGAATTAAAGATTGTAGTAACCGCTCCTGACGGTACAGTCAAGCACGAACAAAAAGTCAAAAACTTGGTTGTTACAACCGGTTTGGGCTACATTGCTAGCCGCATGAAAGACACAACTGCTACCGCTATGAGCCACATGGCTATTGGTACGAATAGCACAGCAGCAGCCGCAAACAATACCACTTTGGGTACTGAGTCTGCTCGTGTAGCATTGACTTCAACTACCGTAACGGCAGCAGCCGTTGCTTATGTTGCAACGTTTCCTGCAGGCACTCCAGCTACGTTAGCTGCGATTACGGAAGCAGGTCTTTTTAACGCTTCTTCTGCTGGCACCATGCTTTGCCGCACCGTGTTTAGCGTTGTTAACAAAGATGTAAACGACACCATGTCCATCACTTGGACAGTTACAATGGCAGCACCAGTTTGATTGGAGTAGGCCGTGAGCACTATTGTTACCCGCGCAGGCAAGGGCTCGCCTCTTACCAATACTGAAGTTGACTCTAACTTCACAAACCTGAACACGGACAAAATTCAGGTTACGGGTACACCCACGAATGGACAAGCTCTTATTTGGAACGGCACAGCATGGGTTCCCGGAGAAAGTGCGACATATCCCGCAGCAGGTATTGCTAACTCAACTGGATCGGCTTGGGGAACGTCTTACAGCACTTCAGGCACAGGTACAGTCGTTGCACTGGCTACATCTCCAACATTGGTGACGCCCGTATTGGGTACACCTACAAGCGGCAACTTTAGCACCGGCACGTTTACATGGCCGACTTTTAACCAGAACACAACAGGCACTGCGGCTAATGTGACAGGTACTGTAGCCATAGCAAACGGCGGTACAGGTCAGACCACGGCTACTACTGCGTTTAATGCTCTAGCACCTAGCCAAGCAACCAATTCAGGTAAGTTTTTAACTACTGATGGAACCAATACATCTTGGTCTACAACTGCACCAGCCGTTTCGCTAACCAACGACACAACAACTGCCACCAATCTGTATCCATTGTTTGCTGCGGCAACAACAGGTACGGCGAGTACAATCTACACAGGCGATGCCAAGCTGCTGTACAAACCTAGCACGGGCGAGTTAGCATCTTCTGTAGTCAATGCAACAAACGGCATTGTGGTTAATAGTCAAACTGTTGCTGTAAGTTACACCATCGCTGCTGGTAGTTCAGGTATGTCTTCTGGCCCCGTCACTATAGCAAGCGGACAATCGGTTACTGTTTCTAGCGGTTCACGCTGGGTTGTGGTCTAAGGAAAAATATGGCAAGCATTGTTATTCAAGGCGACACTAGCGGTTCAGTCACGCTACAAGCGCCAACAATTGCCGGTAGCACGGTTATAAACCTCCCATCTACGTCCATGAACATCGGCACGGGTGGCGGCTCTATAGCGACTAATACTGCGGTTGGTGCTAGTGCTTTGGCGGCTAATACAACAGGAAGTTCAAATGATGCGTTTGGTTCTTTAGCATTAACGGCTAATACGACAGGTACGACTAATAATGCTTTTGGTCGTGGCACATTGTTTACAAACACCACAGGAAGTAACAACTCTGGGTTTGGAACTAACTCACTTTTTTTCAATACAACTGGTGCAAACAACACGGCTATGGGCTATCAAGCCATGCTATCCAACACCACAGGCTCTAACAGCACTGCTGTTGGTTATCAGGCTGGATATAACCAAAACAACCTCGGGGCAAATAACAACGTAGCCGTGGGTTCTCAAGCTATGTATGGTGTTTCAGGCTCTAATGGTTACTATAACGTAGCTGTTGGTGGTCAATCTTTGTTTGCCAATACAACAGGATTATCCAACACAGCAGTAGGTTATCAAGCTGGATACAGTAACACTACTGGAAATCAAAACGTAGCAGTAGGATCGCTATCCCTCTACTCTAATACCACCCCTACTGGCAACACGGCTGTTGGTTATACGGCTGGCTACGCAAATACAACAGGCGGTGCTTTAACCGCAGTAGGATTTCAAGCGGGTGGATCAAACTCAACTGGAAATAGTACAACAGCTTTTGGGTACAACGCGCTGTTAACTAATAGCACTGGAAACTATAACGTAGCTGTAGGAGAAAATACGCTTAGAGTAAACACAACCGCTTCGGGTAATACAGGTGTTGGAACTAATGCTTTGTATGCAAATACTACTGGCTCTGGTAATACCGCAGTCGGTGGGTACGATGGTGTTGCAAATGCGCCTATGCGCTTTAATACAACTGGCTCGTACAACATTGCCGTTGGCACTGGCGCATTAGGTGCTAACACCACTGGCTCTGGTAGCGTTGCTGTTGGTTATCAAGCGGCTTATAGTATGGTTGGTAATGCTACAACAGCAGTTGGTTATCAAGCACTTTACAACAACACAACCACTTTAAACACAGCGGTTGGTTATCGTGCTTTGTACACCAACACATCAGGTCAGGCAGTGACTGCGGTTGGCTATGAGGCACTGCGTGACAACTCAACTGGCTCACGAAACACGGCTGTTGGTTATGGCAGCATGTCTAACAATGGCACTGGCGAAAACAATTCTGCCGTTGGTCAGACTGCGCTTGGCTCTAACACAACTGGATCAAACAATTCAGCCTTGGGTTACGATGCTTTGTCTTTTAATACTACGGGTAGTTCTAACACTGCTGTAGGCAGAGATGCCCTTAATAAAAACACCACAGCAATAAACAATACTGCTGTAGGTAGAGATGCAGGCTATAGCAATACTACTGGCGCAGAGAACACTTTTATTGGTAAGAGTGCTGGTGGGAATAATACAACAGGTTCTTATAATACGTCTTTAGGACTTGACGCTGGTGGAAATGTAGCGGCGGCTTCATATTCTGTTTGCCTTGGAAGAGCCGCTGGTTTTGGATTGGTTGCAACTAACACCTTGTATATTGCCCGTGATAACGTAGGTGCTGGTAATGCTGGTTGCTGGATTTTTGGTTCATCTGCTGGCGCTTGTACTCAAGGCAACAACTCGTCTAGTTGGACTACAACCTCAGATGAGAGGGTTAAAAATGTGCTTGGTGTTTCAACCAAAGGTCTTGCTGAAATCATGCAAGTCGAGGTTAAAAACTTTAAATATAAATCAGAAGATGAGTTGCCTGCATTTGTATTTAATGAACAGGGTAACGCAGTAATTTCTCCAGACTCAGAAAATGTCTACACAGGCCCAATTGCTCAACAAGTTCAAACAGCTTTTCCAGAATCTGTAAAAATTGGGGAACAAGGTGTTTTAACTGTTGACTCTGACCCAATTTTCTGGGCAATGCTCAACGCAATCAAAGAACAACAAGCCCTAATCATTACATTGACAGAGCGCATTACTGCGCTTGAAGGAGCCTAATCATGGCGGTTACGATTAACGCATCCACTAGCGCAGGGTTAATTTCTACTGCGGACACCTCGGGAGTTTTGGTTCTTCAGTCCAACGGGACAACAGCCCAGACCATCAGCGGCACGGCAACAACAATGGTTGGCGGTGCAGTTATACAAGGTCTAACAGTAGGCCGTGGTGCAGGTGCTGTGGAATCTAATACTGCGGTGGGTTATCAATCACTTATATCTAACACTACGGGTTCTGCTTCAACTGCCGTAGGTTATCAAGCAGGTGTAAATACCACTACGGGAACAAGTTTAACTTCTTTAGGTTTTCGTTCTAGTTATTTAAACACTACTGGTGAAAACAACACAAGTATTGGGGTTCAAGCTCTTTACTCTAACACCACAGCTTCTGGAAGCACTGCGGTAGGTTATCAGGCAGGGTATGGAAATACACCAACAGGACAAGTAACTGCTGTTGGTGCTTTTGCAGTTGTTGGCGCAAATACTGGTGCTTATATAACGGCTATGGGTTATAACTCATTAAACGCAAATTCTTCTGGAACAGCTAATGCTGGCTTTGGTGGTTATTCACTTTATTCCAACACTACTGGTTCATACAACACTGCATCTGGCGTAGGCGCACTTCAAAATAACACTACAGGCGCAAACAACGTATCAGTAGGCTATACTGCATTGCTTAACAACACCACAGCATCTAACAACACTGCTGTAGGTTATGCGGCAGCTTATACAAATACAACTGGCGCACTAAATGTTGCCGTTGGAACACGAGCATTACAATTAAATAGCACTTCTTCTGACAATACGGCAGTAGGCTACGAAGCCGCCCAAGCAACAACGGGTGCGGCTAATACCGCTATGGGTAAACAAACCCTTGCAAATAACACATCAGGTGCAAACAATACAGCCGTTGGTGCTGGCGCACTTATCTCCAACACCACAGCATCTAACAACACCGCAGTAGGTTATCAGGCGGGGTATAGCAATACTACTGGTGGCATTCAAGCGTTTGGTTATGTGGCTGGGTATAGCAATACTACAGGTACGCAAAATACTTTTGTAGGTTTAGCTTCTGGGTATAAAAACACAACAGGTTCATCTAATACAGGTTTAGGTTATGCGGCTTTTGCAAATGGTGGTGCTGGTGTAACTGGCTCTGACAACATTGGACTTGGTGGATTTACATTAAATGTTCTTACTTCAGGAGCAAATAATGTTGCGGTAGGTAATTCGGCACTTCGCTCCAACACCACAGCATCAGAGAACACTGCGGTAGGTTATCAGGCGGGGTATTACAATACAACTGGCGCTAATAACGCTTTCTTTGGAGTCAATTCAGGCATACTAAATACAACTGGCTCGGCTAACGCATATTTTGGTAACTCTTCTGGCCCAATTAATACCTCATCTACAGGTTCGTACAACACAGGCACGGGTAGCAATGTACTATCTAGTTTATCCACTGGCACTAACAATGTGGCATCAGGCTTTCAAGCATTAGCGGCAAACACCACGGGTAGTAGCAACGTAGGAATAGGCTATCATGCTCTTCGCTTTAACACCACGGCTGACCAGAACACAGCAATAGGGCAACAAGCACTCTATTCAAACAACACAGGCATTACTAATACTGCTGTGGGGTATCAAGCAGGGTATGCGCTCACTGCCAATGATTCAGTATTGATAGGTTACAAAGCAGGATTTGGCATCACTAGTGCTAGTAATAATATTTGTATTGGCTCTGGTTCTGGAACTTATACAACATCAATTGTTACAGGCGCACAGAATATTCATATTGGTGCTTATACAGGTGCTTCTTCTACTTCAGTTAGCTATGAAATAGTAGTTGGGTATGGGTCGATTGGTAAAGGGCCAAACACAGCCTTTATCAACCCAAATAGTGGCAACACTTTTCAAGGTAACAATGCATCAACTTGGGCGCAAGTTTCAGATGTACGCTTAAAGAAAAACATCGTTGATAACAATGTTGGCTTAGATGCAATCAATTCAATTCGTGTGCGTAACTTTGAATATCGTAGCGCAGAAGAGGTCACCGAATTACCACAAGGCCAAGCTATTCAAAAGCAAGGTATTCAATTGGGTATTATTGCTCAAGAACTGCAAGCCGTTTTGCCTGACTGCGTAAAACAAGAAGGTACTGGTGTTTTGTCTGTTGATACTGACAACCTGACTTGGTATTTAGTCAACGCCATCAAAGAGCTAACAGCCCGTATCGCCGTATTAGAAGGAGCGCAATCATGAGTATCGTACTTGACGGCACAGCAGGGATTGTTGTCTCTGGAAACACCAACACGCTTTCTGGAGTTACTGTAAGCCGTGGTGCAGGTTCTATAGACACTAATACTGCGGTAGGTGCAAGTGCATTAGCGGCAAATACAACTGGAACGCAAAGCACTGCAACTGGTAATACTGCGCTAACTGCAAATACAACTGGCATTAGAAATTCTGCTTTTGGATTTAGTGCGCTTTTTAATGTTACTACTGGCAACAGAAACACCGCTATTGGTCGCGGAACATTATTTGCACTTATAAGCGATTCAGATAATACGGCAGTTGGAACAAATGCACTGTTTTCTTACAATAGCGGCTCATTTAATACGGCAGTTGGTTCTAGTTCAATGAATGGTGCATCAAGTACGGGTTCTAACAATTCTGCTTTAGGTTATCAATCTCTTTTTTCTAACACCACAGGCAATAACAACACTGCCGTTGGTTATCAATCTTTATACACAAATACCACAGGCGGTAGTAACGTAGCAATTGGTCTGGGTGCTCTTTACTCCAACACCACGGCAGTTAATAACACTGCCGTAGGTTATCAGGCGGGGTTTTCAAATACAACTGGTACACAAAATACTGCTCTTGGAAACACTGCTTTATTCACTAACTCAACTGGTAGTGGCGTAACAGCAATTGGCTTTGGTGCGTTAAATCTTAGTACCACATCCTCTAACAATACTGCGGTTGGCAGTTATTCTCTCAGGGCCAACACCACAGGCGCTAACAACATTGCGGTTGGTGCGCCAGAGTTCAGTGTGGATTATGGTGCGTTAGGCTACAACACCACTGGCAACAACAACGTGGCTATGGGTACGCAGGCTCTGTTGAATAATACAACGGCATCAAACAATACTGCTGTTGGACACCATGCGAGTCGGACTAATACCACTGGCGCAAGTAATGTTGCGGTTGGTACGCAAGCCCTCTACTCCAACACCACAGCATCTAACAATACTGCTATTGGTTTTCAGGCGGGATATAGTCTTACTGCTACAGGTAGCAATACTTTGGTAGGTGGAAACGCAGGATACAGTTTAACTGGAACAAACAACGTAGGTGTTGGTCAAGCTTCAATGTATGGAAGCGGTGACAATAACGTAGCTGTTGGTGTGGCGGCGCTAAATGGCAATACAACTGGCTCATCTAATACGGCAATTGGTCATAACGCTTTACTAGTAAACACCACAGCTTCTCAAAACACAGCTGTAGGGTTTCAGGCGGGTGTTACCAACACCACAGGCATAGACCTTACTTTCTCAGGCTTTCGTTCTGGTTATCTAAACACCACGGGAAATTACAACACCGCTTATGGCGCGTTTTCTCTTTACTCCAACACAACTGGTAGTGACAACACTGCCGTTGGTCAAGGCGCACTGGATGTAAATACCACTGGTTCAGCCAACGTTGCTGTGGGTAGAAATGCACTTGGGTTAAGCACTACTAGTTCAAACAACACAGCAATTGGTAATAACGCATTAGCTGCCAACACAACTGGAGTAGAAAACGTTGCTATTGGAAATGATGCATTAGCTGCTGTTACTACAGGCTACGAAAACATCGGTGTGGGCAGAGGGGCGGGCAGTGGCATGACCACTGGCGTCCGTAATCTTTTCCTTGGCGATGACGCTGGTTATTTTATGACTACGGGTAGTAGCAATACTATCATTGGTCGCTTTACGGGCAACAACAATGGACTAGACACTCGCACAGCAAGCAACGCCATTGTGTTGTCTGATGGAGCAGGCTTCCCTTATGTTGGTCGTCTTGGTGGTGATTGGACAACAACAGTTAGCACAAGCATGGTAGCCCTTACGCCATCAAGCGGCGTTGGTATGTTTGCTTTTATTACGGGTTACAACACAAGCACTGGCGCACAGGGCAACTGGATAGTTTACGCAAACTTCACAAACGGCGCAAATGTTGTCGCCGCGCAAAACGGAACTGGTTTAACCATCAATTTTGATTATTCTGGTGGAACAATACGAATGCAAACAACGTCAGGAACTGTAAAAGTTTCTGTCTTTTATACATATTGAGGAATAACAAATGCTTGAATTTTCTTGGAACGTAAAACATCTTAAAGAAGATGAGCGTGGTTACGCATCAACTTTATTTTGTGAAATGAATGGCGTATCAGACAACATTACAAAAACTGCAAATTCTGTGTTTTCTTTTGGAGGCGATGACTACAAACCAAAACTGCAATGGACGCAAGAACAAATTGACCAATGGGCAGAGACTGTTCGTTCTAATTTAGAAGAACAAATCAACGCTAAATTTAACAACTGAAAGGAAAATCATGACTATCGAAACTCAAACCCCAACCGCAGAACAAATTGCCAAGCACTACAGCGCCGCAATGGACTCAGTTAATTTAATTAACGCAGGTAAACCAGAACGCATGACTGATGCCGAATGGGCTGATTGCCTTGCTCGTAACAAAGAGCATCTGACAATCATGTTGGCTAAAGACTACTGGACAACAGAAAACTTGGCACCTCTGCAAGCCGCATCCGCATAACAGGAAGCCACCACCTGATCTTGGTGGCGCATAAAAGGAAAATCATGGGAAAAAATGAAAAGACCCCAGTGACTATCGACGGCGTAGAGTACAAGTTTGAAGACATGACGCAGCAACAACAGGCGCTGCTAAACCATGTTGCAGACCTAGATCGCAAACTAGACTCAGCACGATTCAATGTGGATCAGTTGCAAGTAGGCAGAGATGCCTTCTTCAGAATGTTAAAAGATGCGTTGGAAGCCAAGCCTGAAGAGGCCGTGACTGACGTAGTAGCAAACTAAGAACCAGCCACCTTCGGGTGGCTTCTTCAAGGAATTTTATGGAAACGGTGGAAACAAAATTGGCTGTGCACGAAGCTGTCTGCGCTGAACGATACAGGTCTATTGAGGGCAAACTCGATAGCGGAAAAGACCGCATGCGGAACATTGAGTACATGCTGTACGCTGTAATGCTAGCCGTTTTGTTTGGCCCCGGTGTGGCTGCGGAATTTGTCAAAAAAGTGTTAGGGCTGTAAAATGAGAGACTGGGCCGAAGCAATTATTGCGGCGGTCGGTATTACCGGTTTTGTAATCTGGGGCACGTACGTCGTTGTATGGTGCTATCCATAATTTTGCTGGCTGTATCTATTGAATACAGATGTGTTAAGTGGACTTGGGTTGGTGATGTTTACAACCGGAGGGTCTACTGTATTGAATGGAAAAAGGTAGAACGGAAATGATTGATCCGATGACAGCCCTAGCTGGCATACAGTCAGCAATCTCGATGGTTAAGAAGGCCAGTGCGGTGGCCAATGATCTTGGCTCGCTTGCGCCGATGATCGGGAAGTTATTTGACGCAAAAAGCACAGCCACCAAAGCCCTGATTGAGACAAAGAAAAGCAAGGGTTCCAACATGGGAACCGCGCTACAGATTGAGATGGCGCTTGAACAGGCCCGTGCGTTTGAAGAGGAGCTCAAAATGCTCTTTATGACCACAGGCAAGATAGACGTGTGGAATAAGATTAAAGCCCGTCAAGACCAGATGGACATTGATGATGCAAGAGAACTTCGTGCCCTAGAGCGGGCCGATAAGAAAGCCAAAGAAAAAGAAGCAGAGTTAAATGAGCTGGCCGTGATCCTTGGCGGCTGTGCGTTTGTTCTGTTCTTGGTGGCAATTGGTATCTATGAGTTGATGGAATTCTGTCAAACAACCAGAAGGTGTGGTCGGTGAATGAGTACCAGAAGACCTTTGACATGTGCCTCAAGATATTCGTTTACGGATGTGTGGCTTTGTATTTCTTAGGTTTTCTGAAGTTCTTGCCTGACGATTTGTCGGACAAAATTGTTAATCTCCTACTTGGAAAGGTTGGCTTGGGCAAATGAGAATTACCACTTACCAACAGAACGCAAAAATGTTGTCAGAGGCTCACCGAGTGATCCATCAACAGAATATGCAGCGTTTGGCTGAACTAAGTCGACAGGCTGACCAACAACAAAAAGCCCAAGAGATTAAGACTCAATGGGCTAAAGCCGTGGATGTCAGAGTATGAGATATCTGCTATTGATCCTCCTACTTGCTGGATGTGAAGACCGCTATCGGTACAAGTGCCAGAATCCTGACCACTTCCATGCCGAGGAGTGCCAGAAACCGAAGTGTTTGTTTACCCAGCAGTGCCCCGAATACTTGGTAGCCCCTATCTTGGAGAAGAAAATCAATGACGTCCAATCAGAAACCAAACCTAACAACTGAAGAATTTGAAGTCAGGGTCTGGGGCTTTGTAGTTATAGTCGTGACCTGCATCTTGTGCTTTATCGTAATTGCTTTGCTTTACTCTGTGACGTTCGTCACACAACCGATTAAAAGTATGGCTCCGATTGACCAAGCCTACACAAAGATGCTTAATGATATAGTATTACTTATCGTTGGCGGTATTGGCGGGGTGATGACCAAGCGAGCGGCAGGTGCGGCTTCTAAGATGTTTAATCCACAACCTCCAATGCAACATGGTTGCCCACCAATGATGGGCGGTATGAGTGGTGGCTACGGCGGCTACGGCATGCCCAACAGTAATTACGCTCCTCCGCAATCTGCGTATGGCTTACCCTCTCAACCATTTGGTGCTATGCCTGTCTGGACTAACCCAGAACTGGACGAGTCATGGACACCCGGCCCACCGCCGACTACGCCTCCTGAGCACATGGAGCCCGATGAGGAACGCGAAGAAATCGCAGCAGCCCGTAAGGAATCTGAATAATGTTACCTATCCCACTCCCTTGGTTAATTGTTGGCGTTCTTGTATCTTTGTTCGGTACGTACCGTGTTGGCCATCATTACGGGTGGTTGGAGCGGGATAATGATATGAAGATTGCCATTGCCAAAAAGAATGATGAAGCTCGTCAAATCGAGCAAAACTTGGGTGAAAAACTTAATCAACAATCCGCCAAATTACAGGAGGCTAATGATGCCATCAACAAAAAAACTTCTGCTCTTGCTGTTGCCAATCGTGCTGGCAAGCTGCGCCTCTGCGCCCCAAGTAACGTACAAGCCCCCGCAAGTTCCCCCGTTGCCAGCGCAAATACAGAAGCAGCCCGTGAACCTGACAGACCGACTGATACAGCTTCTGACGCCGAAAGAGCAACAATCGACGCCATCGCGGAAATAGTTGCCCAAGGCGATCGTAATACTGTTGCACTAAATGCTTGCGTAGATTCATACAACGAAGTAAGGAACCTCTTAAATGGTAAGTCCTGACCAACTAAAACAAATGCACATAGACCCATCTCTTGCAGATGCGTTTAACGAAACTTTTGATAAGTTCAATATCTTTACGGCTCCACAACAAGCCAGCTGGATAGGTCAGTGCGGCCACGAATGCGGTAACTTTAAGATCATGGAAGAGAACCTGAACTACCGCGCCGCTACCCTACTCAAACTGTTCCCGCGGACGCCTAAACGCGCATGGGGCTTCACACCCGAGGAAGCTGCTGCCTATGAGAAACAGCCACGTAAGATCGCCAATCGCATTTACGGGAACCGTATGGGCAATCGAGATGAGGCTTCTGGAGATGGGTTCAGGTTTCGTGGCTCCGGATTTTTACAGTTAACTGGGCATAGCAATTTTTTCCACGCTGGCAAAGCCCTCGGTGTGGACTTTGTAATGGAGCCCGAACTTGTCCGTACTCCCAAGTACGCCGCGCAAACCGCGGGCTGGTTTTGGCAAACCCATAACCTTAACCAATACGCCGATACTCGGGATTTTTTAACAATGACAAAGCGGATTAACGGCGGTACGATTGGGCTTGAGGATCGCATTAAACACATTACGCATGCTATAGCTGTATTGGGCGGTTAATACTACAATGTGCCTAGACGCAAGGACAACCAATGGCTATTATTAAAGTAGATACTTTTGGTGGGGAGATGCCCTCCATATCAGCACGCGCCCTGCCAGAGAGCGCTGCTCAGGAAAACCGCAACCTTTTTACAAGCATTAACGAATTTCGTCCTGTCAAAACAGACTTAACTGTTGCTTCGTGCTCTGCCAGTACTAAGACCCTACACCGGTTTGCTCGCAAGGCCGATGGCACATTTAACTCTGACGTTACTACTGGATGGATATCCAGTACTGTAGAGCGCAGCTATGTCAAAGGCCAAATTGATGACGAACGGTCGGAGCGAACTTATTTCACAATTGACGATGGCTCAGCTCGCCCACGACTTGTAGATGTTAACGGCTCTGATCGAGTTCTTGGCGTACCGCGCCCAGTGCAGCCTACAACTACAAAAAATACTACTGAAGAATTTACAACAGAAGAAGCTAACATATTTCTGTACGGCCCTGCTGCAGAGGCCATTCGTTTGGCTATTATTGCAAGCACGTTAGACCCAGTTGCCAACGAACCAAATTCACGTTTTACCGGAACTACTATTTATGGTGGCCCGTACACAGCTAACAGCTTGTCTTTTCCTACTGGTATCCCATCTAGCAGCCATTGGAATTTGTATGCTGCGGTCAGTAACTCCTCTACTATTGGCCTTGCGCTAGACCTTGAAAAACTAGGTGCAACTTTATCTGGTTCAACAATTTATGTACCGCTTACCGCTTTGCCGTTTACTTTCCGATTGACGCAGGGAACGTTAACTACGGCTATTCAAGCTATTCAGTTTGGTGCAGAAGCTGGCCCAGCTAAAGTCGGAACGCAAGTGTTTACCGATGCTGCAATTGCTTTGATTGTGGCTGACATTGCCAATGACCTTAACCCCGATAAAGTAGCTAAGTCTCAACGTGATGCGCTAGATGATGCAGCAAAAGACTTCTATAGACTTCTTTCTGCCGCCACATTTGGGGCACTTCTTTCGCGCCCAACTGCTCCTGTAAAACCAACCGTTGCCGACGAAATTAATACCGCTACGGGGCAACGTACGGCTGCATGGGTTACTTACGACGCCGCTGTTACTACATATAACGTTGATCTTGCAGCGTATAACACAGCACTGACAACCAACGTCGACGACAGAAATACGCTTAACGTTCGAGTACAAGAGATTCAAGCACGGGCTCGTGTTGCTACGCAGACTATGGAAGCCGCTCTGCTGGCACGATGGAAAAAACTTACAGAAAACGTTACCGCAATTTCTGCGTACATCGTTAATCAGGGCGGCGTCACAAAGTTTGTTGGCGAAACAGTTGTTCGTAAAGTTGAATCTCGTTTCTACATTGTTACCTTTGTTACTGACTTTGGCGAAGAGTCTGAACCAAGTCCTGTGTCCGCGCTTATTGAACTAGACCAGAACGACTCTGTGGCTATTGGTCGACCTGCCTCTTCGTCAGGCGAAGCGTATACAACTCGAAGCATTGTGAAGTGGCGTATCTATCGTAGCAGTACAGGTTCTACCGCTACCGGTTTTCAATTTGTAGAAGAGTTACTTGTTACATCTGCAACGTACACGGACACTAAAACTGGCAGTCAATTAGGCGAAAACTGTCCAACAGTTACGTGGGCTGAGCCTCCCTATCGCATGGACGGCCAAAGCGATTCTTATCCTAAACCCGTTGTAGGTACTAACCCGTATATACGTGGTTTTGTCGGTTTGCCCAATGGCGTAATGGCGGGGTTCTTTGACAACACTGTTGCGTTCTGTGAGCCTTACGTCCCATACGCGTGGCCGGTAGAGTATCAAATTTCTACAGAGCACCCTATTGTTGGGCTTGGCGTATTTGGTCAGACTGTGTTTGTTGGCACTCTCGGCAATCCGTATTTTATTTCTGGCGCTAACTCTGCGTCCATGTCGTCTCAGAAACTAGACAGCGTGCAATCTTGTGCGTCTAAGCGTTCCATTGTGTCTATGCAGGGCGGAGTTTTGTACGCCTCTCCTGATGGCCTGTGCCTTGCTGATCCTAATGGGATTCGAGTCGTTACCAAGGGTATGTACACTCGCGAGGACTGGCAAGCTCTGTCGCCCACAACCATGTTTGCAGAAGCTCACGAGGACGTATATTACTTGTTTTTTAACAACGGCACTGCTGGTTGTTTGACGTTTAACGTAGCATCTTCTAAATTAGCTAGACTTGATCTGGCGGCTACTGCAGCTTACGCTAATAAAGTTGACGATCAACTCTACATTGCCAACGGCACAAGCATCCAGAAAGTGTATGGCGGCGCAACTTACCGCACAGGTACATGGAAGTCTATGAAGGCTACGTTTCCGGTACAGGCCACTCTTGCATGGGTTCAGGTTTTTGGTGAACAGACATCTGGAAATCCAGTGACGTTTAAACTATATGGCGATGGCGCACTTGTGCACACAATCACGATTTCGGATGTTCTTCCTTTGCGCCTTCCTTCTGGCCGTTGGCTTGAGTACGAAGTACAAGTTGAAGCTACTGTTCGCATTACAAAAATTAGCTTAGCTGGCAATACTACGGAGTTACAAGGTTTATGACCGTTCGTCGTGATACTGGCCCGGTACGCCTTCCTGCGCTTCCTCCTGTTAATGCGCAAGACCCATCTCTTCGGGATTGGATGAGTGCTGTTGCAGAACGCCTTGAGACGCGTGAAGGTACACGCGGAAACAGATTTGAACGAGCGGTAACTCTTCGTGAGCTTGAAGATGCTACTAAGTCACTAACTGATTTAGCCGTATCAAAGACTCCTGCTCCGGGCGAAGTTTTAATTGATTTGGGGGGCGGTTTAACGGCTGCAGTTGCAATCGATCAGTTTGTTGCTGAACTTAAGAGCACGCGCCTTTACACAGACTTGCAACGTCGCCTCGATGACCCAAATAGGTTTAACGACTTAGCTGTTGAAGTTCGTTCTATTTTGCTTAAAAGCATTGCTGATGAAGCCGCTGCACGAGGCGCTGACATTCGCAGAACCGAGACATTAATTCAAGATAGCAATCGTTCGTTGGCTATTGCAGTTGAAGAAGTTACTGCCGCTGTTGGGACTAGCGCAGCCGGAGTTCGTGAGTTAACTTCTGCTGTAGCTACTTCAACTTCTGCTACCGCTGTAAAAGTGACTCAACTTGAATCTAGCCTTGGAAACTACTATCAAGACGGCACAGCGGGTCGTGCTGTCCTAGAGTCAACACTTACTACACAAGCAAACTTTACAACTGGTCTGCGTGCTCAGTACACTCTTAAAGTTCAAGCGGGCGGTGCTCTTGCTGGGTTTGGTATTGCTGCTACCGAGATTAACGGAACACCATCCTCTGCGTTTATTATTTCCGCAGATAAATTTGCAATTGTCGCGCCAAACTATAGTGGCGGCCTAACAACTACTCCCGACAACAACCTCGTCCCCTTTGGTGTTGACGCTGACGGTATCTACATGAACACAAACGTTTATGTTCGAGGTACTATGAAGGTGGACACGGGCGGTAAGACTCTTGCAAATGGATTGCGCGGTTCATTAAATCTTTCTGTGACTGCTTCTGCTTGGAGCGATACAACGGCAAGGCAAGCTGTTTGGACAGCTCTTGGAAACGCGGGTTCGGCGGTTAACAACAACCATCTTGTTATTGGCGACACAGTTACAATTAGTAACAGCGCTTCTCCGCCCACTTACGTCCAAACTAAATACTGGAACAACTCTGCGTGGACAGACTCTGGCGTCATTATTAATGGCAATTTGCTTGTTGATGGTTCTATTGCTGCGGGCAAGATTGATGCTCGTGGACTTACGATTAAAGACGCATCTGGTAACATTATTCTTAACGCCGGTAGCAGTGAATTTGTTGGTAACGTTACCGGCACTGTTAGTGGCACGGCGGCTAGCACAGTTGTTAGTAATGCCTCTACAGCTTTATCTACTGCTAATAGCGCAAGTAGTGCAGCAAGCTCCGCGCAATCAACCGCCAATAGTGCAAGTAGCGCAGCAAGCGCCGCGCAGTCAACCGCTAACACAGCAAACTCAAACGCCACTAGCGCACTTTCTACAGCTAACACGGCAAACGCAACTGCTAATTCCGCTCTTGCTGGACTATCAAATAAAATTAGCACAGATTCCCGCAGCGTTTTAACCGGTGGCGGTGGTATTGCAGTAGGCTCACTTACTTGGAATTCCTCTGGCATACGCACCAGTGGTTACGGCATTGGTATAACTTCGGCTGGTATGGCCGCTTTTAAGTCTGATGGAACGCCAACTTTTGTGCTTGACGGTAGCAACGGAAATGCTTCTTTTGGCGGTGTTTTAACTGCTGCTGCAGTTGACGCTGTTAACACTATTAACATTGCTGGTGAATCCGTTGTAACAATGGATCAGTTTAACCATACGCTAACTAGCAATGGCGGAAACAACACAGGAACTAACGTCTTTAATTATAGTTTTAACATGGCAAGCGCGGGTAATGTGTATATTCATTGCGTGTCTTCGTTTTTTACAAACTCTTATCCGTCCGACGACAGCACAACAACTTTGTTTCTTGATGGGTCTGTTATTGATGCACGACAAGGCACGGAAATTTACTCAGCAGTCCCTAAAATTATGATTAAAAAATACTATTTGTCTGCGGGCTCTCATAGCATTGCTGTGTCTCACGCTTACGCAAACATCGAGACTGCTAGCAGCGTACTAAACATCACAGACGTAATTGTTATGAAAGGCTATCGATGAGACGATGTTTTTTTGACTCTAGTAATGGCCGTTTTACTGGCTTTGTTGACAGCCAAAGTCAAGAAGTTTTGGATATGAATACTCCAGAAGGCAGCGTGTTTGTAGACGGCAGCTACGATATTAACTACTACCTAGACGGCGAAGTTGTTGTTAAGCAGCCCGAGCAGCCTTCTGCGTTGCACATGTTTGACTTCCAAACCAAAACTTGGATATTTAGTTCTTCTGCCATTAAAGGCAAGCGAGCTAGTTTGCTTGAGCAATCCGACTGGACTGACACGCTTTCATCAAAAACACGTTTAGGCGATAATGTTTACAACCAGTGGCAGGTCTACCGGCAAGCATTGCGGGACATTCCGCAGCAGTCAGGGTATCCGCAGAATGTAGTCTGGCCAACTCCTCCACAATAAGACATAATACGCACATGGAATTAGACGTCATTGAACCTAGTACCTTTGAAGTCTGCTACCCCGAAGGGTTGCCAGAAGGCTTTCCCGTCGACCTTTTTGCTCCTATAAACGGCGCAGCCTTGGCAATACGTGAGCAGAAACTCAAGGACAAGATCGACGACCTCCAAGCATTTATGCTTGAGCAACCGCAAGCTGACATCCCCGTTCGCAATGTTTTTTCCGGTGGGGTGTACGCTAGAGAGATTTTTATTCCCAAGGGTACAATGCTTGTTGGTAAAGTGCACATGACTGAGCACTTAAATATTTGCCTTAAAGGTGACCTGACGTTTTTGTCTGTAGATGGCCCCAAGCGTATCAAAGCGCCCGCAATGTTCTCGTCGCCCGCAGGTACAAAAAAGCTAGCTTATGCCAACGAAGACTCTATTTGGGTTAATGTGCACCCTGATCTTGGTGAAGACGCTGACACGATTGTCGACGCAATCACAGTCAACACCTTTGCAGAGTACGACCGGTTAGTCGGGCAAGCTAGTTTTATACGAGCTATTGAATACTTTGGTTTTACAAAAGAATCAGTTCGTCAGATTTCTGAAGATGAATCTACATTAGACCGCACACCACTAGATGGTGTTGAAGTCCGAAAATCTTCTATTGAAGGTGACGGCCTTTTTGCTACGCGTAACTACGTATACGGGCAGGTTATCTGTCCTGCAACACTGGACAATAAACGTTCGTTAGCTGGTAGGTACTCTAACCATGCAGCGTTTCCAAATTGTAAATTTGAAGTTGTAAGTGGGTTGTTATTTTTAACTGCTTTGCGAGATATCGAATCTGGCGAGGAATTGACCACAGACTATGGAGTAACACTTGCTTTAATTGCGAGTCGAAGGAGTGACATATGAGTGCAATAGCCGCAGCGGTAGTGATGGGTGGAGCGACAATTTACGCAGCGAGCAAAGCCTCGAGCGCATCTAAAGCAGCCTCCGCCGCCAATGAACGAGCAGCCCAAGGGCTAACCCAATCCGCTGATTACGCAGCTGATTTGTCTTATAAATTAGGTCAAGAACAGCTTGGGTTTGCACGTCAACAGTACGACGAAATGAAGCCTTTGGCTCAGCGCGTGTACGATCAGCAGTTGCAAGCTCAAGAAGAGCAGATGAGACAAGCTCGCGATTACTACGACTACCAAACACAAACATTCCGCCCTCTAGAACAAGGCTTAGTTGCCGACGCGCAGAACTTTGACACTGAAGCCTACCGCAACCAACTGGCGGCTAAAGCATCCCAAGACGCTGCACAGGCATTTGGTCTTACGCAAGGTATGGTTGCTCGTGAATCTGAGCGACGTGGGGTTAACCCTAACTCTGGCGCTGCTGCTGGTTTGCAAAACCAAAGCACTTTAAATCAAGCTGCAATGCGTGCCGGTGGTATGAACAACGCTCGTACGCAGGCGGAAAACACTGCCTATGCTCGCAAGCTGGACGTTACTGGTCTCGGTCGTAATTTGGCTGGGGCTTCTACAGCAGCTTATGGTGCAGCTAATGCGTCCGGCACAGCCGGTATTAACACTGCTATGGCTCCGGGCTCACAATACTCTAGCGCGGTAACTCCGGCATTTAACACCATGATGACAGGCTCCGGCCAACGCATCCAAGGTTACGGCAATATGTTTGCTGGTACTTCTAGAAGCATGGATGCAGCCAACGCAGCGGAGCAAGGTCTGTATGGAACTATTGCAGGCGGTGCTGGCAGATTTGTCGGCTACGGCATGGGTCAAGGTAAATTTGGTTAAGGGGAACAGACATGTCATTTGCACAAGGACTTATCGCTGGCGATCGCATAGCGGCTGGTTGGCTCGATGCTTACGAAAGCTCAGATACCAAACGCCGTGAAAAGCTTGCTCAGGAAGAAATCGCTAAGATTGGCCGTACTGAAAACATGCCAGAGATGGCACCTAACTACGCGGCTCTTCCCGCTGAGGGTTTAGCTCCACAGCCGTCCATGATGCGTCAACCTGCGCCTGTTCCGATGGGTACTGGAGTGTCTGGTGCTGATGGCGACTACACAAGCGTTCCCGGTATGCGCACCGGTTTACAAGCCAGTATGGCTCCTCCTGCTCAGGCACCGGCGGGTGCGGGCTTTGCTCGTGGTTTTACGCCTCAACAGATAGATACTGCTCGCTCGGCCGGTATGACTATGCCTGTGTCTCAGCGCACTCAACAAGAAGCTGATATTTATGCTAAGTATGGCCTTACAAAAGATGCTGTGCGTTCGCGTGAACGTGCGTATGACCTTGGCCGCCAAGAGAAATCTGACGCTCGCGCTGAACGTTTAGATGCTCGCGCCGAAGAAGAATACGGTCTGCGCATAGGCGAAACCAAGAGAACACTTAAAGAAGGCGAAGCAAATCGTAACGCTATTTCTGCGCTTGGAGTTAAGTTGGCAGCAGGTGAAACTATTGACTTGCCTGCAATTTATCAAGCTGCAACAGATATGGGTGCTAACCCTACTGTGCTTACTGCCTTTGTTGGCGATAGCCTCGGTATTAATAAAAAGATTGCCGACGAACGAGTCGCAAAGATGGAACGCGAAGTCCGTGAAGCAATTAGTTCCCCCGAAAAGTTAAACGCGTACATTGCTAAAAATGTTGCTGACCCCGATCCCGACGACAAGATTGTCCCCGAGTTACGTCCAGTAAAAGGCGGTTGGGGTATTTTCTATGGCAAAGATTTGCTTAAGGGCACACAGATTTACGCTGACACAAAAGAGATTCCCGGCTTTCAGGCACTGGCACAAGACATGATTGAAAAAGCCAAAGGTAATCCTTTAGGCTGGACAATTCAAAAGTTAACCATTGAAAAAGAAGCTGCTGCTATTGCAGCATCAAAGGCTTCGTCTGCAGCTTCTGCGTCTACATCTGGTCTTAATGCAATTCGTGGTAATTTAGTCAACAGACAAATAAAAGACTTGGACGATACCGCGGCAAACACCAAAGAAGCTAAGAAGCTTATGGAAGACTTTTCTGCGCTTACAGAAGCTGAACAGAACGGCCCCAAAGGCAGAGCTCTTGAGAAACAGTACAACATGCTGGTTGCAAAACCCGGCGCTCAACTTCGTGTAACGCCAGAAGGCAAAGCTCCTAGAGCTATGGATGAAGTAGAAAAAGAACAACTTAAAGCCTATAACGAGTGGATTAAAGAACCACGCAACGCTCGTTTGTCTGGTGGTGAGAAAGACGCTATGGCCGAACAGATGGGCGTTAGCCACCTTCTTCGCATGGTGCGGGAACGTGCGGCGCAGTCGGCTGGTGGTGTTAGCCTAGGTGCTAATCCATATGAAGGTAGCCCTGCTCCTGCCGCACCTGCATCTGCGCAAGGGCTAACTAAAACTTCTTCCGCCCCTGCATTAAACACAGGCAACACGAAACTTTTGGGTCGTGCTGGTAACTCAGGCTACAGCGTTGAAATGCCAGACGGCACAACAAGAGTTATGTCTATCAGTGAATTGAATAAATTAGGCTATCAGTTTTTAGGCGGTAATACAGGGTTAGATAGACCTTGGTATGATGACTTACTGCCACGTCGATAATCTGGAGCGACAATGCCGATTTATAACCTTGAAGACTTGCGGGCGGCGGTGCCGTCCTCCATGCGTGACCTGTCTGACGACGAGTTAATCCGGGACTACGCAGGGCGCGTTGGCAAGAGTTTTGAATCTACGGCAAGCTATCTAGGTTTTAAACCTCGTGGCACGCTAGCAGAGATGGGTCGGCAGGCTGTGGGCGGTGCAGTAGTTGACCTACCCAAGATGGTTGGACAGGGCCTTCAGTACACCGGTGTTGCACCTGAGTATGGCCGTGAAATGTCACAAGCGGCAGAAGCCCGCGCTCCTGCATATATTCCCGATAACCGTAATCGGGGGCTTGTCAGCGAGGCACTTACTACTGGTGCTCGTGGGTTGGCTCCTGTTGCGGCTACCTTACCTTTAGCTTTTGTTCCCGGTGGGCAAGTCATCGCTCCCGCGGCGGCGGCGTTATTGTTCGGCACATCGTCTGCGCAAGGAACTTATGACAAAGTATTAGAGCAAACTGGTGACCCACAAGCAGCAACAGAGGCTGCTCGCCGTGTTGGTCTAATCCAAGGTGTTGGTGAAGGTGCCGCTACATTCGTTGGCGGTCGCGCTATTAAAGGATTGTCCCCATTGTTGGGCATGGGTGAACGCACTACGGCTGGTGTTGCGGCAAGGATGACTGATACCAGTGTTCTGAAGCCTTTTGCAAAAAGCATGGGTATCAACATGCTAGTGCAGCCCAGTACAGAGGTTGCTCAAGATTTAGGCACATACGCGGTTGAACGCGCTTACGGCGCGGCAGGAGACGAAAACCCCTATGAGATTGCACGGCAGTCAGCGTTAGGCGGTGCAGGTCTGACAATGTTGCTTGGCCCATTTGCACTGGGTGGTCATGCATCGCGTGCTCGCCGAGCAGAATCTTTAAAGGCCGCGTTGGGCGAAGATGCTCCTCCTGAAATCCGCGCACAGGCATTTGAAGCCGTGATGAAGGAAGCCCGCAGACAGAATGTTCCTGAGACGAACGTTGGTGCATGGTTTACAGAGCAGTTGGCTCTCGAAGATCAACGCAACTCTGCGTTAAGGGCGCTTGAAGAAGCACCCAAAGACCTGACACAAACACAGGCAGATGTCGATGGACGTAAACTTTCTGAAGTTGACCCACAAGCTGAGTTTGACAAGCGGATGGCTACTGAGCGCCCAATGTCTGAGGCTGACGCTTCTAAAAGTTTGTCTTCGTTCATGGCCGCGCAAGACGTTGGCGGGCAATACCAAGATTTGCTAACACGCAAAGAGCAAGGTCTAGAAGCCGTTAAAGAAGTTGGTAAGAGTTGGCAAAACTTTGTTGGTAAGCGCGGCGATCAGTTGCTGAACATTCAAGATGTAGGCGACCAAGCCCGTGGCCTTGTCAGCAATCTAGAGGCAGAAGCCAACCAACAAGAGGCTCCGCTTGCTCAAGCAATGCAACTTGGTACCGCAGTACAAGCCATGTTTGATGCCCAACAAGGTGTTGGAACAAAAGCAGACTTTGACCGAATCATGAACCCAGATGTGATGCAACCCATCACACCTGCAGAAATTCAACCCATTGCTCGCACATCCCTTGTGCCACCACGTTCCGCTCCGTTCAGCAACATGCGTTTGGACAGACCGGGCCCCCAAGAGTCACTCACTGGGCCTACAAGCCAACTTTCAGAGCGTCCTGTTGCCGTTGCTCCTTTGGGTGGTGATGCTAAAGCCACCCCTTTGCCCTCCGCGCCAGTCGCGGGGGGCGTTTCTTCTACGCCCGTAACAACTCCTGTAACTACACCTGCAATTCAAGATGGCACTAAAACCACTCAAGCCCAGCAAACAAAAACGAAAAAACAAAAAGCACCCATCACCGTTGGATCAGTCGTAAAGATTAACGATACCGAGGTAACGCTTAGCCAAGAACAAGCTGATGCTTGGAATAAGGCACAGGAAACCTACGATGGCAGAACCCGTCGTGCACGAGAGATAGCTAATTACCAAGACCGCGAAAGCGCTCTACGTAGTGCCGGTATGCAGTTGTCTGCGGAACGTAGAAAAATTACTGGGGCTTTGACTGCCAAAGAGCAGCAAGCCGCTAATCGCGTTGCTGACCGACAAACCGCGGAACAAAAAAAGCAAGACGAAATGGGCTTGACCGCGGCACTTCAAACTGCGAATCGGACTAATGTTACGAACAATCCATTGCAAGCTGGAGTAGAAGGCGCTGACAAAAAAGCTGTACCGGGCAAAACATCTCTGACTGTTAGTGCCCTACGAAACATCCGTGATGCATTGCTAAATCCTTCTGCAACTGTCGATGGTATTAGTGACAGAGAGCAACAAATTGCTGACGCTGTGCGTGCGTTTGCAAAAGCGTATTACAAGTTTAGCAACGCGGGTGGCAACATGCTCCGCGGCATTCCTACAGAACGTGCAATCAAAGGCGAGAATGGGGAAACAATTTACAAGCCTACCAAACTGGCTGGCCAAACTCCTGCACAACAACGTGGGCAAATAAAGGCTAAGACCAGCCAACGCGTTGGAACAACACTAGATCAACTAAGAGAGACTCGTGACGCCCTTGCTGGTTTGGGTAAAGCAGTTAACGGCAATGCAAAAGATGTTGAAGCTATTGTCAAGCTTGTCAAAGATATGGTGCAACAGAAGTTGCATACCCAGACAACTGATGAAGGTATGAACGAAGACTTCGGCCAAGAAGGCGCAGATGGTATTGCACAGGCGTTCTTAAAAATGGACACCATGCTGTCGCAAGGTTGGAGAGCAGCCAAGGACAATATGTTCCAAGGCGAATCTGACGCAACTTTTGTTCGCCAAACACCAATTCGTGGTTCTAAAGAATCGACTGCCGCCGGTGAGACGCAAACTCCGCTAGAAAAAGCCGCTTTAGGTTACGCTAAGTTTGGCAAAGGTGAATCTTCTACTGGCATTCTTGGTTTGCTGAATTACATTCAGACTCACGGCACGCCGTTTGAACGCACAATTGCCAAGGGTGTATTTCAGTCTTTGTACGACAGCGATACCGCACCAAATCTTGAGTTCATATCTAAGGGTAAACCTTACTATGATCCAAAAACCAATACAGTCTATATCCAACGAGACGCGTCTGCGGCAGTCACATTGCACGAGTCGTTGCATGGTGCATTGCAGTGGTATATTTATCAGAATCCTAATGCACCGGAAGTCCGTGCATTGAAGGCGGCGCTTAAACGCGTTGTAAATTACAAAGGTGAATTAAGCCCTGACGCTAAACGTGTTCAAGATGTGCTCAAAGCACTGATGACGGACAAGAAAGAACTCGACGCTGTTTTGGAATTGGTTTCTTACGGCAACACGCTCAACGACTTCCGTCGCGCACTGGAAGCTATGGATAGCACCGAGGCTCCCAAGTCTTTCTATGATGCGGCTAAGAACGTCTGGCAAACCATTCTTACAACAGTGCAGAAACTTGTTGGTGTTCGCCCATCTGTTGCTGCAGATGTAATTGGTAACACGTTTAAGCTCCTCGAAGCGGCTGGCGCTGCCAAGAAAGGTGAAGCTGTAGGCAACATTCTAGAAGCTGCTGTAGAGAGCACTGGCACGCCGCAAGGGAAAGTTAATGCCCAAGACTATATTGTCTACAACAAAAAGGTTGCCCCCGCGGCCTTAAGCACAAAGTTGTTTTTTGACCTAGTTGGCTGGCAACGTGGTGCTCAAAAAGTAGGCGACCTATCTAGCAAATTAGCAGACAAAATCCGCAAAGACTTTCCAACTGCAGAGCGTTACATCACCTATATCAACTCCCGCTTCGGTGTGAATGATTTCACTAGCAAGCTCATGGAGAAGTACAAGGTTGACAAGAACACTGGCTACCAACGTATGGAGCAGTTGGCCAACTTCGTTGAGTCACGTAGTGCTGACGAGGCAAAGGCAATCTTTGATTATCTTGACGGCGATAAAAAAGCACTGGATAAATTTCCAGATGTTGCAAAGGTCAAAGAAATTGCCGACTCCATTGAGAAGAGCATGGCGATGTACATTTCTGAGCTTCCAGCTAAAGACCGTGCATACTTTGAGAACACTAAATTCTCTGAGTCCTTGCTGTTTGCGGGTAACACAAACCAAGTTGCAAGTCACACATTCGGTGCGCGTAAGCTAAGTGAAATCATTGGTCTGCAGCATCGATTTGAAGAAACCATCGAAGGTTTTCAGCACTGGATGGGCGTAGATAAAAACGGTGACGTTGACATCACAGGCCCCTTCTACCAAGTGTTTGGCCCCAACATTAAAGACCCTGCTGGCCCCCAAGTCCCGCAAGGGTACATGTCTATCAAGGGCTACGAAACTACGGGTAATCCCGTAGGCTTTACAGTTGATCCCTCACGTCAATGGCGTATCTCCGGCAAGAAAGGTGAGGGCTATAAGTTCACATCTAACATGACGGCCCAACAAGCAATCCTTGAAAAGAAAGTCACTGAGCTTGCTAACGCTATGCGTAACACCATGGCTGCACTGGCTAACAACTACGCGTCACGCAACTTCTCTAAAGCCGCGTCTACGCTGGGTTATGAAGACGGCAAGCCAACAGAGCTAAGTGTTTCGTTTGATTCACTAGAGGCCGTTAAGAAAATATTTGGTCGGGCACCCAACCCTAACCAAGTGTTAAGCGTTTCCAAGGATGAAGCCAAGACGCCACAGATTGCCGACTTATATCGCAATACAAATACATGGGTAAAAATACCTGACGTAGAAGCTTACGGCGCGTTAGCTGGCAAATACATGCCCGGCCCTGTGTGGAGTGCGATGACTGACATGGCTGACCGCAAGCCATTGGTTTCGTTCCGTGCGTACAACGCTTCTATGCGTTGGTTTAAGAAAGCCAAGACCGTTTACAACCCCGGCACGCACATTACTAACATTGCCTCTAACGTTACTTTGGCGATGATGCATGACATTCCTGTTAGCACGATTGCTTCTGCGGCTAAGTTGTTTACCAAATACGAGCTAAACGCTAAGTCTTTGACACCAAGTGAACTTGCGATCATGTCGCAGTTCATGAACTCTGGTGCGATGCTTGGCGACTACTCAAGTGCTGAGGTTAAGGAAGCCATCTATAAGGCATGGAACGAAAATCTTGCACAGCCAACAGATACGTCGCTAATGCAACGTCTGAAGATGTTTACTGGGTACGAGAAATCTAAAGCGCAGATGGGCGTTGCACTTGCAGCCAAGGCAGGAAACAAGTTAGACAATATTGCGTCCGAACTGTACGCCGCCGAGGATAACGTATTCCGTTTAGCCGCGTTCATGAAGAAGGTCGGCGAATTGCAGGAGCGTAGTGGTGAGAAAACTCCCACTGCAGAGAACTTCAGCGACGCGGGTACCTTTGCACGCAAGGCATTCCTTGACTACGACATCGACTCTAAAGCAGTCCGTATTGCACGCCAGTCATTCTTGCCGTTTGTGTCATGGACGTATGCTATTGCTCCTGTTATGGGACGCATCGCGTTGCACCAACCTTGGAAGATTGCTAACGTCTTGGCGGCTTATTACCTCATTGACGTAGCCATGGCTTCTGCGGCAGGTGACGATGACGAAGAAACTCGCAAGCGTGGCCCGAAAGAAATACGCGAACGCATGTTTGGCATTGGCCCTTACATGCACATTCGCATCCCGTTCATGGGCGACGAAAACAACCCTGTGTACTACCGTCTCGGTGACTACGTACCGATGGCTTCTGCCGCTAAGGGTTTGCCGAATGGCTTCATGGGACAGTCTTGGATTCCCGGAGCAATCACGCCAAGCGGCCCAATAGTCTCGGCTATTGCAGGACTAGTCATAGGTGTAAACCCCTACACAGGTAAATCTCTGAACCAACCAACGGATACCGAATGGCAGAAATTTAAAAATGCTGCTAAGTTTGCATATGATATTGTGACTCCACCAGCAATTAGTTCTACCCAACTCAAAGCAGTAAACGATATACTAGATGAGAAAACAGGCATCACAGGTGCACCTGTTAGCAATCTTGCTATAGCCAGAACATTTGGATTAAAAATGTATGACTACGACGTTATTGAATCTGAAGCTGTTCAAGATGTTATTTCAAAGCGTGTTGAACGCGAATTTAAAGACGCAATGCGCAAAGCAAAACGTGAAGAGGAGCGTAAAGGCTATCCCGATTACGAAGCACTGGACAAGCAACTTGAAGACTTGCAAATACGCATGGAAAAAGAACTCGACAAAGCCCGTGGTGGCACAGGGGAGATTGACTAATGGCTAAAACACCAGCTTGGACACGCAAAGAAGGTAAATCGGAAAAGGGGGGCTTGAACGCCAAGGGGCGAGCTTCTTATAATAAAGCCAATCCCGGAAAGCCGGGACTCAAGGCTCCCCAACCCGAGGGTGGCCCACGACGTGACTCATTCTGTGCCCGCATGGAAGGCATGAAAGAGAAGCTGACCAGTGCGAAGACTGCAAACGACCCTAACAGTCGTATCAACAAATCACTACGTGCTTGGAAGTGCTAATATGGCTACCAAATCAACTGTTAATGCCGCTGGCAATTACACAAAGCCTACACTTCGCAAGAAGATTGTGGCTCAGGTAAAGTCCGCGGCAACGCAAGGCACTGGTGCAGGCCAATGGTCTGCTCGTAAGGCACAGCTTGTTGCTAAGAAGTATAAGGCAGCAGGCGGGGGGTATCGAGATTGAAAGCCCCACAACAATCCCTAAAAGACTGGGGCGACCAAAAATGGAGAACCAAAAGTGGTAAAAAATCTTCTGACACAGGTGAAAGATACCTTCCAAGCGCTGCGATTAAAAGTCTCAGCCCTAGTGAGTACGCTGCGACAACCAAAGCCAAGCGAGCCGGAAAAGAAGCCGGAAAACAATTCGTAGCGCAACCCAAAAAGATTGCGGCTAAAACTGCAAAATTTCGTTAACTTTAATTGGAGATTACTATGTACGGAAAAATGATGATGGCCCCTGCCAAAAAAACTGCTGGTAAAAAAGCTGCACCTTTTAAACCATGTGCTGGCTGTCCTAACAAAGCTAAATGCAGCGCCATGGGCAAATGCATGAAGGCTAAGAAGTAATTACTTCATCCCTGCTGAACGGGTTCGTGCAAACGAACGGTTTGCAGACTTAGGGACTGCGCGGAGATTACCTCCGCCATTTCCGCCGCCCTTTGCAATGGGTTTCTTGTGATCGACGTCAAGGCCGTCGCCTTTGCTGACGACGCCTTTCTTTTCCATTTGTCGACGCGCTGAATTGCGGTCAGCCCGATTAGCGATCTGATCCGGTTTGCCTTGGTAGTTCGCGTACTCTTTCTTGTAGTCACGTGGCATGATAGTTGTCCTTAAAAAAGATATCTTATTGTCCCACAGCTACGCCATTTAGAACAGCCAATAGTACAGGGCTTTGCTCTCTGGACATGGTGCCAGTCAGAGTTGCTACAAACCTAGGATGGTTCAGGTTCACAATCAGGCAATGCGTCTGGCCGGGGCTTCTGTCCTTGCATCCCTTAAACATCGTTACTCGATCGCGCTTAGCAATCATCGCACCGTTAAGTTCTAGCTCACGCTCAATCCGGTCAATACCGTCCTGCGATCTACCTAGCCATGCCTTGAACAAAGCCAAGTTGATCGCGATCATGCTACCGGGCATGACAGGGTTCTTGGCATCATAAACAACCTTGACACGGGCAACAGCTTTATCTGGAGCGGGCTGCGTTACCTGCTCTTTACCTGAGCTATAAACTTCGGTGCAATGCACAAGGCGGTCGTTGTGCTCCATGATGTACTGGCCAATCGTGTCGAACACATCAGACTTGCTTTCTATGGCGGCCTGACGCGTCTTCTTGACGCGCTCAATCATAAAGTCTATCGTTGCCTTTACATCGAACGGGAACAAACCCAAGGCTTGGCCAATACGACCCATGCCCCATGATGCGATAAGTAGCGTCCTGTAAAAGCGCTCTTGTGGCTCAAAGATAAAACCAAACGTTTTATTGAATGATGCCTCAGCCCATTTCCATACGACCTCGGGGCCGCCCTTGTCGATTACAACTTGCACAAGCTCTGGGAAAGCCCAACCGTTATGCTTTTCTACGATCTCAAAAAAGTCATACCCAAAGCTACGGCCATCTTCTCGGGTAGCGACAAAAGTTCTATCGTGTTGCGGGAACTCTAAGCAACGCGCTTTCAGCGGGTCGTTGCCTGCCTGTGCATTTTCAAACTTTCGGTACATTGAAATGTTAGACGTGACGTGAGTAGGAGCACACCACTTAGCGGGTTCACGCAACTCACGTTCTTTCGTCATCGAAATCTTTTCGCGACCTGAGCTTAGTGTGTAGCCCATGTCGGCCATGTCCTTGTCGTCAGCCGCAGTCATCTCGTCGATACAACATGGCAAGTTATTCAGTACGCCGCGCATCTTATACATGGCGTTCGCTGTGTCCTTCTGACTCAGGAATAAATCCTTGGGGTTACCAATCAGACTGTTCACGCCGATCAGAGACAACGATTTACCAGTTGTCGTCTCATCAGAATAGATCGACACAATCGCTGTTGCGTTACCGGCGGCAGGGCCTAGGATTCCTACTGTGCCTGTCAGCACTGACGCACGAATATTATCGGCACCGGGTAGGTTCAGCATATCCATCGCACGAATCCACTCAGAGCGTTCACCATGCGGGCCAATAAGCCTAGCGAAGTTGGATGCAGGGCCACGAAGGCGCGTGTCTGTTGCACCCGATGGCGAGCCAAGCACAGTTTGTCCACACATGAACGAGCCGTCTTCTTGCCAACCGAAGTTAACAAAGTCTAATCCTGTTGGTGCTTGCTGTTGCACCATGGATAAATAGTCCATCAAATAACTCCTAACCTTTTCTTGTTGCCCTGCGTTCTTGACGTAGATTTGTTGGTTCAATAAAAACCCTGAGAAGTCTTTACCGATTGACGCAAGCACAGTGATCTCGTGCTCTGTTTCTTTCCACCCTGTCATTGGGTACTTAGCAATCATTTTGAATGCAGACTTGTGACTCTCAGGATCGTGGTACACACCGGTGATGTGAATCTCATACTGGCACACATGGTCAAACTCTGTGACCTCTTGGGCAATTTCGTTGCCGTTTGCGTCAGTCGTTGTGATCTCGGTCTTGACCTCGCGCATGATCTGGTTGTTCTGAATAACATAGCCCTTGGGCATTGTGAACGTGAACTCTTCACCTTCCTCAGTAACAACTTCAGTCTCAGTAACAACTGACAACTGCGCAGGGCTTGTAATCTTTCCACGGCTTGGGCAACCTTCGCAACCCTTAGCACACAACTGCTCGAACTTTGCACAAGTCGTAGGGCCAGTGCCGTTCCAACCATTGAGCTTAGCCATGCTGTCATCGAGATCAAAATCTGGATGCCCACCTGCAAGCATGACCACAGCTTCTCGTACATCGGTGCAATGCTTCGCGAGTCCCAGTGACGCACGCCACAAAGGTTCTTCAACGTTGCGACCTGCCGCGTCGAGTACACCACCAGAAGCTACAAGCGCACCCACTTGAGCACAGCGACCTGCTACTGCAGTCAATACAACATCGTTTGTGTTAAGCACTGCATCGAGAATAGATGATCTAACACCCTTGCGTGATGCTGTTGCCTTCGCGTTCTTTGGCAGCTTTCCAAACCATGGCTTTAACACGGTGAACAACTGCACTGGATCATAGTCAGGGCAATCACGTTTGCACTCGACCAACTTCCACGGCTGTTGCTTTTTATGATGCGTACCGACTGGGCGAAGCACCATCGATGGATCATGAATCTTGCTCGTGTCAATCTCGACACCATGCTCTTCAAGCGCAATGCGAAGCGCAGTAGATACTTTTACCCAATGCTCTTTCGAAATGTTCTGAGTCATCGGCCAGTAGCAATGAATGCCACGACCAGAAGATATAACCATAGGCTGAGGCATACCAATCGCTTTGAGGGCGACGGACATTGCAATCCAACCTTCCTTCTGAGTAGCGTAAGGTTTGTCCTCACCAATATCTAAATCAAGCGCCAGTGCTTTAAACACTGTTGCGTGTGCTTGCGTGCGATACCATTTCTGCTTACCGTTCTCTACGTAACTGTGATTAGCAAATGCACCAACACCAAAGTAAACAGTTGACTCAGCTTCTACATCCCATTTGCTGATCGCGTCGATCGCGTCGTCGATGTCAGCAAATGATCCACGGTTCCAAAAAAAGCCTCTTGGATTTTGTCCTGATGGATCAGGCTTATGTATGCAAATAACCAGTTCGTCTGTTTGGGCGAATACGCGAGTAAAAAAGTTTTTTGTGTCCAAGACATGCCCCTAGATAAAAAACCCCGGCGTTACCCGGGGAGCGTTCTACATTTTAATTTTATTACTCGTCGAACAAACTGTCGAGCTTTGCCGCTAATTCATCTGACGCTTTTACTGGAGCAACTACGGGTTTTGCCGCCTTGACAGGCGCGGCTACTGGTGCAGGTGTTTCCTCTTCATAAGCGTCATCTACTGCGGGAGCCGCAATAGCGGCCTTTGGCGCGGGTGCTGCAAGAGCAGGGCCCGCCGCTTGTGGAGCAAGTTGACGAGTAGCTACTTTAACAGAATCACTTCCAACTAAAGTGTCAACGCGAGAAATTGCTTTCTCTGGAACGTAACCTTTTTGCTTAAAAGTAATCTTGGGATAACTTGCCGCGTCATCAAAACCTAACTCAGTAATTACCTCTTCAGGGCCGATGCCATAGTTACCTAAGTCCTTGAAGTATTCGCGCAAACCTTTCATACCGCTAACAGGTACGGTCAGGCTGTACACCTTAGAAGGATCAGCGGCGGCAACCACTGCCAAGTGGCGTTGGTCAGCACACATCTTAGACTTTGCACCAGAGGGCAAAACCTTAGAGCCTAGAACGTTGTTAGGGCAGTCAGCACAACTAGCGTGCACGGGTGACTCAAAATTAGCGTCAGGCTTTAGTCCATCATTAGAGCCACAATCTGGACGGATATTCTCCGCAGACGCATCAAACGCCTTAGCGTAAAACACCTTGGAAACCCTAGGGTTTGCACCTACGATGATGGTGTCTAATGTGACGCCAACTGTTGTCTCAACACCGTCTTCGCTCAAGCGATAACGCCCTGCGCGGATGCTGATTCGTGGAAAACTTACGCCGTCGCTACCGACGATCGCAGAGGCCACTGTTGATTTAGTGCCCGCTTGCTGACGGGCGGCTATACGGGCTGCAATGTGTGCAGGTACTGTTGTGATGTTGCTCACGATTATTCCTTTGCTTGAGCTTTACGAAGATTAAAAACACGGATAGATGAAAAATTTACACCGGGAGGTGGAGCGCCATTGGCTTCAATGAAACTCTTAACCCCTAGCTTCGATGCGCGGGCTTCTACCATGTCCCAAGCATCGGTTTCCTTGCAGTACGCAAAGAACTCTTCACGCGACGCAACGGTCGCAGTATGGTGTGTCGACCAATAGGCCGTACCAAAATTTGTTTTAACTGTCTCGAGACCGTCTTCCTGTGCTTTCACAGTCATCCAGTTCTCAACGGCTACAAGCTTTTCTGTCAGCTTGGCTTTGGCCGCTTTATGCTCACGCTCGAGAGCGTCGATAGCACCGCGCACCTGCAGATACTTTTCTGCGGCTATTTCATAGTTCATAAGTAAGTCCTAACTGTTTAACTAATCGTCACTGTTGATGCCCTGCACCAAATTCAAAAACTCCGCCAATGTGTTTTGCTTTGCGCGGAGTCGGCGGTATAACTCTGCCTCAAAGCCGGTGGCCCATATGTGCCAAACGGTCGTCTTGCCAACTGTTGTCAGTCGGCGAATCCTAGCGTTAGCTTGCTCGTACTGTTCAAGTGAATAAATGGGAGCAAACCAAACAATATCTTTTGCCCGAGTCAATGTCAATCCGTGTGCCGCAACCTTCGGGTGAGCCAACAAAATCTGTGGCCTGTCCGTGTGCTGAAAGTCGTTAAAGATTTGATTGCGTTCGTTTTTATTAACGTCGCCATGAACCGATGCAACATCGAATCCATCAGCAGTTAACTTCGCTTGCAATTGATCTTGTACGCCTCGTAGCGGCACAAAGATAATAACCTTGTCTCCGATCTCCGTAAGTAAGTCAGTGAGTGTATTATACCTCAAAGAGCCATCGATTGCAATTCTACCGGTCTCACTGTATACGACACCGCAACTAATTTGCAACATCTTACTCAGCACAACTGCCGCATTTGCCGCAGTTACTTCACCGGCTGCGAACACAGTCACAGCTTTATCTTTCATTTCCTTAAACGCTTTTTGTTGTTGAGGTGTTAGCTCTGTCTTGCGACCAACGAAGTTAGTATCAGGTAAATCTTTGCACTCGTCAAGCGAAAAACGAATCGATGGTTGCAATACTTTTTTGCACGTCTCAAGCGCATCTTTTCGTGGTGTCCACTTAAACGTAGTTACCTTTTGCATCACCATGTCTTTGAACGTTGTAAAACTTTTTGGGCATGTTGGTGAGTCAACAAGTCGCGCTAGTGTCCATGCGTCTGCAGGTGTCTGTGAGATTGGTGTACCCGTTAGCATCCACAGCCAAGGCTTATGCAGTTGCATCCACTTAGAAAAAATCTTGTAGCGTTGTGAGCTCGGAGATTTAAGCGCAGTCGCTTCGTCGTAAATTACAACGTCAAAGTTTTTTAACTCAGCGGCCATGCTACTAAAGCCATCATGGTTGATGATGAAGTATTGCGCACCGGGAGTGTCAAGCAACTGTTTACGTTTTTCTTTTGTCCCCGTGCAAATAACAAACATGCGGTGCGGCAGGTGGTGTTTAAACTCCCTGCCCCATACGACAGTGAGCGTCGACAGAGGAGCGACAATTAAAACTTTCTTAGCCACGCCTTCGTCTATCAAGAAGTCCGCCGCCCATATGGCGCTAATAGATTTCCCAGTACCCGGGGCGTTAAGGCACAAGGCACGCTTGTGTGTTGTAAGAAATGCGGCGGTATCTTTCTGGTGATCCATCGGAGCAAACCGAGCGGGCCAATTGTAGTAGTGCGTGATGGGAGCAGGGACACTGAAGCCCAAGTTCTTTAGCACGATTGATTCGTCTACGCCATACGGCACAGCAAGCATTGACTCCCCGTCATGCATAAACTGTTTGGCATGCGGCATCAGAGATTGCACCATTGCATTCTCGTTGCTGTTAATTACGATCCTACGTTGATCTGGTATTACAAGCATGTCAGTGCAACCCAAGCTTTAAATTCAATTGCCCATACGTCAACAGACGTCTCGCGAACGATCCACACTTTGGCACCGCATCTAGTCAACGTTGATATTTCCCTCTCTTGGTTGGCTGTAGTAGTTCCCTTACCGTACTTGGTCTCAACAGCAAACATAGAACCATTAACACAGCCCACAAAGTCAGGAATACCAGACCGACCATAGCCATTAGCAGGTGGCATAAACCACCAACATAAGTCTGCATTTTTGAGAACATCTTTGACAATCTTTTTAACATCAGCTTCATTCTTCATCTCTTACCTTTCAGTCGTGCGTCAGGGCAAATGTCTTTTGCCGCGCACCATGGGCACAAGCCCGACGGTTTTGTTTTGTATACGCCAAGTTCAATCGTGTCCTGCACCTTTGCAAACCGAGGCTTCAGTGCTCGCCACATTGAGTCCAGAAACCTACGTTCGTACACGGCGTTTGTTGTCTCGTTAAACTTAAGCCAGATGAATGATGTCTTGACCTTGGTGACTTCTGGGTAATGCCAGAACACCATGGCCGCAAACAGTTGCAACTGTGTTGGGTTTTCTTTTACTTTGCCTGTCTTGTAGTCAAGGCAGTACGCAGTGTCGCCATCCACAACGAGTACGTCAGCGATTGATCTGATCCACACGTCCTTGGCGAACCAGTCAACAGGCTTTAGATCAGCATTGACAGCCATCTGTTGTTCGAACATCTTAGTGCCCGGACGTTTCATGATGACGTCAACAACGCTACCCCATTGATCTAGTGTGCTACGCCCTTCAGCAGATAGTGAGTCCATGTCAAGCACGCCACGGCCTTTAGCTTCTAGCAACTTGTGTACACGATCTCCATACTCGGACGCTTCGTTTGATGAATTGGGTACGCGTTTAGATACGTACAGATAATCAAACTGGGCCTCGCATGTTTCAAATGTTGACAGACGACTAAAAGACAGCGGCATTACTTGGGTCATAAGTTTCCTATTTCGCCGCACCATACGACGGGCCTACACCCGTCTCACAAGATACGGGAATGCTCCGACACCACTTGGGTGTTAGAGATAGGCACTCTTCCATATAGGCGCGTGCTTGAGTAAGTTCTTCATTTGGTACTACGCAGACTGCTTCGTCATGGACTGACAGCTTGACGGGGTACCGTTCGTTGATACGTGCAGTTTGCCACATAACGATCCGCATTGCAGCATGTTGTGATAAATTTTCTACAACTTTCGGGCCGAAGATACGCACACGTTGTTTGCCCATTAAGTATGTCCACTCTTTGCCGTCGTACTTCAGGTCGTGGTACATCACACCGGGCTCACCCGGACGTCCGAAGCCATCCTTCTGTGTGATAAACCATCCGTTGACATCCACAGTCATCAGGCTACAACCATTGGCAATGTCGGGCAGGATTACTTGCTGACACCTACCCCATAGGTCAACTACCTTGTGATGTACTGAGCGGTATAGGTTCACGATGTCGTACGCACGATCAAGGTCAATAGCTTTTACAGCCGGATCAGTACGCGCTGCGATACGAACCATCTCTTGAAAGCGCGGAGCACCGGCACCGTACTGCAACCCGAGCATCGCGGTCTTACCCAAGAAACGCTCAGCCTTGTCTGCCTTGGTAATGTCACGACCAAAGAGCTTGGACGCAAAGTCGCAGTACAAGTCCACGCCATTGGCCAACTTCTCTACCACGTCATCCTGTCCGGCCAAAGCCATCACTGTGCGAAGCTCGATGTTGGACGAGTCACCTACAAGCACGGTGTGTCCGGCAGGGGCAAGCAGGGCGTTACGCAAACCCGCAGACGGCCCACGGGCGGGGATGTTCTGCCAGTTGATACTGTTGCCGCCCGAGTAACGGCCAGTGGTTTTAGCACCCCAGAAGTTGAGGTACACCGGCAGAGGGCCACGCTTTGCAGTATCCACGAACTTAAGCGCACGGGTTTCTGCAATGGTTGTCTTGACGCCAAGGCGTGCGGCTACCAGTGCCTGAACACCTGAGTCTTCGTGGTCGAGCAAGTCAGTAAAGCCCTTGTCACTTTTAGCAAAGGCAAAGGTCTCACGCCCTGTTGCGGGGCTTATCTTCTTAGGTGGGCTAACACCTAGTAGCTCGAGCTGTTCTGCAAACTTGTCGTTGGACATCAGCGTGTCCTTCCCGACAATGAGCGAACGCATCAGGTCTTCTTTGCGTGCAACTTCTTCGTGGTACAGCCGATCCATCACAGCAACATCGCCCACAAGCATAGGCTCTGTGAACATACGCACAGTCATGTCGATCAAACGAACTTCCAGTGGCGGCGTGAACGCATCCATCTTCTCGCCAATTGCACGGCATAGCCATGTGTCATGCTTGCAGTAATCGCCGTATTCCGCTAATCCCGTGGGATTAAAGTCATTGCGGCGTTTGCCTAGAGCTTTAACAACTTCAGTACCCTTGTCAGGGAATCCGAAGAATTTGGTTAAGTTAGCAAGTGAGTGAGAGACTAAGTAGGGGTAGAGCATGCGGCTTTGGGGGAGCGTGTCCATCCATAGCTTCGGTCGTATACCTAGTCGTTGCGTCAGCGCGTAGCCATCGAACAAAGTATTGTGGCATCTTACGGCGGAGTTACCCCAGTCGTAGTTGACGTGCATCCACTCAAGAATCTCTGCTTCAGTGCCGCTGAACCATACGGGATCACCGTCATTCTTCGCAACGCATACTCCAATGAATTCAAACCGTTCGTCGGTTATGTACGCATCAGTCTGCATCTTTGACAAACTGAATTGTGCATCGTAGTACGTCTCAATATCTACAGTGAGTATGTCCATTAGTTCATATCCATATTATCAAGTTCTCTGTTGTCCAGAGCTAAGTAAGCCACAGTGTAAATCTGTTCTAGCTTCTGACGCAAACGTAGAGCTTCTTCAGACACAATATCTAATCGATGACGTAATAGTCGGCCTTCTGCTTGCGAGTCGGCAAGCATCAGCTCAAGTTCGGAGAGGTCACTTGGGATTCTGTACATTTTGGTTTCCTCGGGTTAACTATTTTCTCGAGCACGCGCTTAAGTATCTGAACGTGCATGATGTTGTTTTTGTTGCGTACGATTGATCTCCGCACAATCGCAGCACAGCGTTTACGTTCTATGTCAGTGTCTACTAAGATCATTTTTTCTCCCGCAAACAACTGCATGTAAACCCACTTGCGTCATAGCCGATCCCGTGGCAATACGGGCAGTGTTCATCCGTCACTGCGGGCGGAACGCGGGCAAATAACTTCTTTAAGAATTCGTAAATAACGAGCATTAATTTTTCTCCACGATAGGTCTCATTTTCCGTTGACGAAACTCTTCACGAACAAGCTCAACAGCTTTGTCCATATCTTTTACAGTAACTAAGTCCATCTGCGCGTCATGCAATTCCATGACAAGGTTCAGTGCATTCATCTCAGATGCTTTTAAGATAAATCTTCCTGTCTCAACACCACGTCTACCAACGTCGCGTAATGCATCGAGCCCCTCTGTAACTACGTCAGCATATTCTTTTCCAAAGCCTAATCTATACAAAGCTTCAGTAATATTTACTGTGGCAATCAAAGTATCAATGTCGTTGCGTGTTGCAAGTCCTTTAGTCAAGGTTGACATTGCTAAGTGGTTCTTGATCTTGAGATCAACCAAGTAGGTGTCGTACTTAGCTACCGGTGTCATCCCCTCGACTACATATCCAAGGGTATTTATAAGTATGGCACGTGGCCGATACTTGCTACGTTTCCGCATTCTGTACTTCGTGCAACTTGTGGATGTAGTGCAATGCTTTGTTGCCATCGTCACTGCCATCTTTTCGTCCTGCACGCATCGAGTATTTAATAATGTTGCCTTTCAGAAACCCTATAAATTCTTCGCGCGTCAACACAGCAGACATAACGCTCCAAGGTTGTACGGGCATATCTTTATAGTGCGATCCGCCAATTTGCACTGCGTCTGCTTTCTCAATCATTGCGTTCCTTTG